ACGGGATTGGGATATGCGATCTGAAGCATGTTACAGGATTTCATGCTCCACGTGGGGTGCCTAACTACAAGCCGGGTGAATCTCCAAACGCATGTACCCGTGAAGAAAAGTCAAACTACAAGTTTCTTCTTCATCTAAACGGCGGAGAAGATACTGCGATAAGTGGGGCTTTTAGATACTCTCTTGCTTGCGGATCTACGGTGTTCTATGCGACTAGAAATCCCTACCAAGAATGGTGGCAGCATAGTTTGATATGCTCTTCAAAGAATTATGTTGAGGTCAAAGATCCTCAAGATTTGCTAAATGCCGTTGATCATTTTAGGAAAAATCCTAGAGATGCGCATGAGATTGCAATCAATGGCTATGAATTTGCAAATGAGTATTTCGGCTCAGAAATGTGCGAGCAATACTATGCAAACTTTCTTATAGAGTACTCTCAAAGAACAAACTGGGAAGTCTCTCTGAGACCGAACTCAAAGCCAGTTAAGTTCTATAAGAAAAGAGCTGGTGAAAGTATTGTGATGATGGAGCCCTAAATGACAACTCTTAGAGATTATCGAAATGGAAAATTTCAGATACACCTTGATGATCAACTATTTCTTGATAGGTTCGAAAATCTCTTCTCGAGGCTACATAACGGAGAAAACGTTGTTTACCTTAGAGACTTTCCAAGAGAATTAACTCATAGAGTTTTAGTCAGGTGCATTGAAGATCTAAAGCTAAAACCAGGAAATAAGGTTCTGCTATTCACTAACCCTGACACCGACATCCCAACTCCTAAGATTGAGTTTATCAATCAAGACTTCATACCATTCACTGAATCTCTACAAAAAAGTTTAGAGGAACAACCTCTAGAAAATCTTCTAGATTGTAGCCTCTTGAATCACTTGAGAGAAGACGTCAAAGTTTTCTGCAATGCAGTTATAGTGTCGGGTCGTGGTCTAAATATGATTCCGATTGGAAGAGACTGGAAGGGAAAAGAAGTTCTGCTACGCAGGCATAGTGTTCTGAATAGAGATAGAGAAATTCTTTGCTACTTCAATTGCTCTACACCACCAATGAGCGTCCACTGGTACGGAAGAATTCGTTCTTACGTTGAGCAGTTTGCAGAGAGTACAAATTTCATAACAAGAAAATTTGTCGGACAAGTTACTTCACGTCATCTAAGCGCTTCTGTTTTCGAGTCTTATTATAACGACCTTGAAAAGACAGAGTTTATGATTTGTCCTCGAGGGTGCAGCTTAGACACGTATAGAATGTGGGATAGCTTATATTCTGGAGTTATTCCAATTGTCGTAAAGTACGATGGCTATAGACAGTTTGAGAATTTGCCAATCTTGTTTGTCGATAGCTGGAGAGATTACCTATCTCTAGATGAGCAATTCTTGCGCAGCGCCAGAGACAAGATGCTCGATCAAGATTATGACTATGAACAGCTCAAATTCTCTTGGTGGCAAGATAGAATCTCTTCTTCCATATGAAAGAATTTACTTCTGCTAACTCAGGAAGATAGTTTGGCATGCTAAACGAAAACGAGCTCAAACGTATCTCACGATTCTGCGTAAACCAAACGTCATATAGCTACAGAGATGTGACTGACACGCCATCAAACTTTCTTACACTACAAGTTCATGACAACTCTTGCAGGGTTCTAAAGTATGAAAAGATACCAGATGGTAGAATGGAGCAACGACAGTTCAGCTTGCTTAAATTGCTGGAAAGTGTCTTGAGAGAGTATAGAGTCCCAAATTTGATCTTCACCTGGTGCCACCACGATAGGACAAATCTGCCCCAACAAGCAATTTTTACGCACGCAAGACTTGCGGGATCTAGAAATGTAATTGCTCCCGATCACACTTTCTGGGGATATCCAAACACCGATCCAAACGTCTTGAACTCTTACTCTGGTACTCACAAGTCTCTTGTTGATACAAACGTTTCATGGTCTGACAAAAGAGATGAATGCGTTTTCATTGGCAGCATAAATCCAGAAAATCATAGAGCAATCAACACATCTATGAATCTACACGATGATGTTAGACTAGTTGTCGTCGATCAAGGATCTGGAAATAGCAAATTTGTGTCTAGAGAATCTCTTAGCGAGTCGAAATACCTGCTACACCTAAATGGTCATAGAGGGGCTTACACTAGTCGTCTAAAGTACCTTCTTGGAGCTGGTAGCTTGGTTCTCTACAACACTAACTCGGGTCAAGAGCAAAATTTTTGGCAAGAATGGTGGATGGATGAAGATCTATTTGCCCCAGGGATTCATTACGAAAGAGCTAATTCTGCAAATGAGGTCCAGAATCTGATTGGAAAACTTCATCAGCAGCCAGAAAATTGTTCTGTCATAGCTGAAAATGGAAAAAGATTCTTTGCTGAAAAGCTTTGTCCAAGCTCTGTTAAGGCGGCTTGGGCTGCAATACTAACTGAGTATGCAGCAAGATGTGAATTTTCTGCTGATTCTAATCAGGGGTTTGAGTACAAAACAACTGATTATGAAACCACAGATAGGACTTATTGATGCTTACACGCAATAAATGCGAGTTCATAACTAAATGGATAAGAGATTACGCCGAATCAGCAAGCAAGAATTGCCTTGTGGTAGGAATTTCAGGTGGCGTAGATTCTTCTTTAGTTTCCGTCTTGTGCGCAAAGACCGGAATACGAACCAAAGTAGTTAACTTACCAATACACCAGCGCGATGATTTAAACGAGCTATCAAAGCTTCATGCACGCTGGCTTTGCAGCAAATACTCTAATGTAGAATATGTTGAGATTGATCTATCGACCTGTTATGATGCTCTTTGCGGTGCATTTGAGAGTCAAGACAACTCAGAGCTTTCACTAGCTAACTCAAAGTCACGATTGAGAATGATCGCCCTGTATCAACTGTCATGCAACTCGAATGGAATAGTGGTTGGAACAGGAAACAAAGTTGAAGACTTTGGAGTTGGATTCTTCACAAAGTATGGAGATGGTGGTGTCGACATTTCTCCCATAGCTGATTTGTATAAAACCGAAGTTTGGGAGTGCGCAAGAGAGCTTGGAGTTTCGCAAGAAATACTTGAGGCTCCTCCAACTGACGGACTTTGGTCAGACGGAAGGACAGATGAGCAGCAGATCGGCGCTTCATATGAAGAATTGGAGTGGGTCATGAAAAATTCACATCTTTCTGCTAGCGAAGTTCCAATCTCTAAGAAAACAGCGTATCTTGCTTACAGTAGGTTTCACAAAGCGAATAAGCATAAGATGAATCCAATACCAGTCTGCGTGATTCCAAATGATGTATGACTATCTGATAGTTGGATCAGGTCTTTTTGGCGCAATTTTTGCAAGAGAGGTCACTGACGCGGGGAAAAAGTGTTTGGTGATTGATAAGAGAGATCACGTCGGAGGAAACATCTACTCCGAAAAGATAGAAGGCATTCACGTCAGCAAGTATGGCGGTCATATTTTTCATACTAATGACGATAAGATTTGGGAGTATGTTAATCGATTTGCAAAGTTTAGAGATTACACCCATCGGTTGCGCGTTGACTACAAGGGCAAGATGTACTCCTTCCCAATCAACCTGATGACTCTCAATCAACTCTGGGGTTGTAATTCTCCCGCTGAAGCTTTGGAAAAGCTAGAAAATGTGAAGGTGAAGAAAGAAGACATACAGAACCTTGAAGACTGGTCTCTAGCCCAGGTTGGCCCCGAGATCTATGAAACTTTCATCAAGGGATATACTAAGAAACAGTGGAAAACTGACCCAAAGAACCTTCCTTCATTTATCATCAAGAGAATACCGATTAGAACAACCTATGACGATAGGTACTTTTCTGACAAATACCAGGGATGGCCAGAGAATGGCTACACCGAACTTATTGAGAATCTACTTTCTGGTATAGAGACTAAAATTTCTTGCGACTTCTTTGCAGATAGAGATTTCTACGAAGGCATAGCAAAAAAGATTGTCTACACTGGCAAGATTGACGAATACTTTGGATATTGCTACGGTGAGTTAGCTTATCGATCTCTAAAGTTTGATACTAAAAATCTTGATACTTCTGACTTTCTTGGTTCTCCAACTGTGAATTTCACTGACGAGAATGTTCCGTACACAAGAATAATAGAGCACAAGCACTTCCAGCCTCACAAGCAGACGCAGAACACAGTTGTCACCTATGAATATCCCGATGATTGGAGCCGTGACAAAGTTCCGTACTATCCCATAAACAATGAAGAAAATAATTCTCTCTATGAAAGATATAGAGAATTAGCAGAGAAGAAAACTAACGCGATATTTGGCGGTAGACTAGCGGAGTACAAGTACTACGACATGCACCAGATTGTTGGCTCTGCGCTGCAAAAAGCCAAGAGAGAGATAAGCAGTCTGTAAGTCAAGATTTGTTTCTTGATCCAAGAGAGCAACTTTACTGCTCTTTCTTGCGAGATAATTTTCGATTACTGGAGCATATAATGAACGTAGGATTTGTCGGTTTAGGGAAGCTTGGTCTTCCGTGCGCTCTTGCCATAGAAGCACGAGGTCACAAAGTCTGTGGATACGATATTGACCCTCGCGTTAAGGAAATTCTTGATAGCAAGCAGTTGCCTTATAGGGAGATCTGGGCACAGGAACACCTTGACAACAGTAAGATTGACTTTGCCTCTCTTGACGATGTGGTCGAACGTTCAGATGTGATCTTTGTCCCGATCCAGACCCCCCACGATCCACTTTATGAAGGAACTACGAGAATTCCAGATACTCGAGTGGATTTTGACTACACTTGGCTAGTAAGCGGAATGAGAGATCTTTCTGCTGCAATTGACAGAAATGGCACAGACAAAGTTGTAATCATCATTTCCACCGTTCTGCCAGGCACTGTAGACAGCATGATTCGACCGGTCATATCAGACAGGGTCAAGCTCTGCTACAATCCGTTCTTCATTGCCATGGGAACAACTATGCGAGATTTCTTGAATCCAGAGTTTGTTCTCTTTGGCGTTGACGATGAAAATGCTGCCAAGGCTGCTGAGAGCCTCTATAAGACTCTCCACGATAGACCGTTCTTCAAGACCTCGATTAAGAACGCAGAGCTAATCAAAGTTTGCTATAACACCTTCATCGGCATGAAGATTGTCTTCATCAATACAGTGATGGAAATTTGCGAGAAGACTGGCGCAGATGTCGACGCAGTTTCTGATGCATTGGCCCTTGCAAATGAGAGAGTTATATCAGAAAAGTATCTCAGGGGAGGAATGGGAGATGGTGGCGGTTGCCATCCAAGAGACAACATTGCTCTTTCTTGGCTGGCTAGAAAGCTAGATCTTAGTCATGACTTCTTTGAAGACCTCATGGTCGCAAGAGAAGATCAGACTGAGTGGTTTGCAGATCTAATCGAGAATTACGATCTGCCTAAGTTCATCCTTGGAAAAGCTTTCAAGCCTGAAACTAATTTGACTGTTGGAAGCCCTGCTGTGCTCTTGAAGAATATCCTTGAAGAACGTGGAATCGCAGTGACTTGCTATGATCCGCACGTTGATCTTGACAAGCCTAAGTTCACAAAGGCAGTTTATTTCATTGGCACAAGGCACGATATTTTTGCAACTTATAAGTTTCCAGCTGGATCAGTTGTTCTAGATCCACACAGGTACATTCCAGATCAAGATGACGTTACTGTAATAAGAATCGGCCAGTCTAAGAAATAGAGCGCTGCTGTGATAGTTTCTAGATGCCCCGTCAGGATCTCTTTAGCAGGTGGATCTACTGACTTAGACTCTTTCCTTGATTATCATGGGCAGGGAAGTGTTATTAGCTTTTCTGCCAACATCTATAACTACATCACGCTAAGATCTGATCGTCTCGGTATCAATGGTCTAGACAAAAAATTTGTCATAGACTACATGAGAAGAGAAGTAGTAGACGAAATTCATGAAATCAAGAACGACGTTGCTAGAGAAGTTCTTCTTCACTTTGGACACAAACCTACAACAGTTTGGTTTACTAGCGACATCTATTCATCTGGTTCTGGTTTAGCTTCTTCTACTTCTTACTTAATTGCGCTAATCTGCGCGGTCTGCTCAAGTCTTGGAAAGAATCTAGACAAAAGAAAAATTTGTGAATTAGCTCTGGAGCTCGAAAGAAACTTCAACCCTCTTACGGGTAAACAGGACCCGTACGGTTGCGGAATGGGAGGCTTTAATCGATTTAAGTTCTATAAAAATGGAACTACCATCGTTGAAAGTTTGCCACTCGACTTTCTTGAAGAGTACGACATGCATCTGGTTCCAACAGGAGTTTCTAGAAGCTCGACCGAAGTGCTTAAAACAGTAGATCCAGAAAAATGCGTGTCAATTTTCCAAGTTGCGCAAGAGATGCACTCACTAATCATGTCAAATGATAGTGAAGGAATTCTCAAGCTTATATCAGAGGGATGGAAGCTAAAGAAGAGCTCTTCTAGAATCATGATGGAGAATGAGAAAATCTCAAGTTTAGATCAAGCCATCTTAGACTGTAAGTCAGTTCTGGCGCATAGACTTCTCGGCGCAGGGAATGGCGGCTACTTTTTGTGTTTTACGAATAAAGACTTCGACACTAATAAGCTCTCAAGTCAAATCAAGGACAACATCGTCAAGATAGAAGTTTGCAACGATGGTCCAAAATCTATGAGGATCAAATAGCATGAAATTGTCAGAACTTAAGGCAGCGTTAGAAAAAATTGAACCTGAAAGTGTAGAAAAGCTGGTTGATCTCATTGATAAAGCTGACAGCATCATCATTATTGGAAACGGCGGAAGCAACGCTATTGCTAGTCATATATCTCAAGATTACACAAAAAAGCTAGGAAAGAGGTCTTTCTCTTTCTCAGACCCTTCAAGATTGACTTGCTACATAAACGACTATGGAATTGAAAGAGCTTATTCGCAATTCCTTCGAGAGTTTAGTGACAAAGATACTCTAGTAATTTTGATTTCATCTTCAGGAAATTCTCCAAACATCTTAGAGTGCGCTAAGTTTTGCACGCAAAGCAACACTAAGTTTGTAATCTTTACGGGATTCTCTAGAGAAAATCCTCTAAGAACACAGTATAGCTCTCAGTCTCAGCTCGAGTTCTGGGTAGAGTCTTGCGACTATGGCGTCGTTGAGTGTGCGCATCAAGCGATTCTGCATGTGCCGGCATGATTTACTGTTTTGACATAGATGGAACAATCTGCACACTTCAAAAAGACAGCAGATATGATTTGGCAGAGCCATTTCCAGAAGCTCTACAGGAAGTTAAGAGACTTTATGAAGCTGGAAACAAGATTATCTTCATGACTGCAAGGGGATCTGTTTCTGGAAAAGATTGGACTTCCTTGACTAAGAAGCAGCTAGCAGAATGGGGATTCCCATATCACGAATTGATCATGAATAGAAAGCCAAATGCTGACTTTTTCATTGATGACAAAGCCATTAACGCTCTAGGGTGGAGAAGCTCAATTGGACAAAAGTAGACCAATCTTAGTTACTGGTGGTTGCGGATTTATCGGTTCGCACCTTGTTGATAGGCTAGTAGAAGAGGGTAGAACCGTCAGGGTAATTGATAATCTATCTGCAGAGTCTAATGAGAAGTTTTACTTCAACGAAAAAGCTCAATACTACCATTTTGACATATTAGATGCAGAAATTGTCTTGTCTTTGGCAGATGGCTGCGAGACAATTTACCATCTTGCAGCCGAATCAAGAATCGGACCCAGCATTCAAAACCCAGCAAGAGCTTGCGAGATTAATCTTGTTGGAACGTGCAATGTCTTGCAAGCAGCGAGGGAGAAGAGAGTCAACTCAGTTGTCTACTCGTCTACTTCTGCATGCTACGGTCTTGCTGAGAAGTTTCCGCAGAAAGAAACTGATAGCATAAACAATCTAAACCCTTATTCTGTATCGAAGTATGCCGCTGAAGATCTCTGCAGGATGTATCACAAGCTGTGGGGAGTTAATACAGTTAGTCTGAGATACTTCAATGTCTTTGGTGAGAGAATGCCAACAAAGGGACAGTATGCTCCAGTCGTTGGCATTTTCTTGAAACAGCTGAGTGAGAAAAGAAGTCTGACGGTTGTTGGAGACGGCCTCCAAAGCAGAGATTTTGTTCACGTATCTGATGTTGTTAGCGCGAACTTAAATGCTTCGATTTCTTCTGCATGCTATGGAAGAGTCTTCAATGTTGGTTCTGGAGTGAGTTACACTATTCTTGATGTTGCTAAAAGCATAAGCGATGATATCGCGCATCTTCCGCCAAGAATCGGAGAGGCTAAAGATACCTTGGCAGATGTCTCAGCATTAGTGCAGAGTTCTGACTGGAGACCGAAAGTCGACTTGATGAATTGGATAAATTGCAGGCTCTAAAGACATGAAGTGCACTATTGTTACTGCGCTCTATGATATTGATAGAGAAAGATTCGACGGTCGAAAATTCTCTTCTTACTTTGATTGGTTCAAAGACACGCTAAAAATAGAGTCTCCTATGGTCATCTTTTGTAACGAACAGACAAGCAAGTTTGTTCTAGAAAATAGACGGAAGGATCTACAAACTAGAGTCATAGTCGAACCTCTTGAGAAAGTTCCATACTATTACCTAAAAGAAAAAATAGAATGTGCACTTAATTCTGATAAGTTCTTGAATAAGACGAAAGACACTTCTAGAATTGAATGTAGAAATAGCTTGTACAACATAATTCAGTACTCCAAGTTTCGCTGGGTTTCAAGAGCTGCAAGAGAAAATTACTTTGATTCTGAGTACTATTTCTGGATTGATGCTGGAATATCAAAAATTTGTGAGGATCTAAGATTTGATAGACCAATTCCAGGTCCAAATGTAGAGAATCAAATTTCACGATATCCAGATCAGATCTTGTATCAAGTTTTTATGTCGCACTATCCAGACTTAAGCTTAGCAGAAGATCTTCCAGAGGACTATTTGTTTGACAACCGATCTTATGTAAGCGGCGGCATGTTTGGATGCAACCGCAAAGGGATTGAAAATTTACTATTGGAGCTTGAGCCTCTAATAGAGAAAATGCTCGATTCTGACAACTTCAACAACGAGCAGATTGTAATAGGGTATTTGTTGAAAAAGAAGCCAAAATTATTTCTGCCTTTGCATCATAGAGTTGGTCAAAATGTTGTTTATGAAATTGTGAGGCAAGCTTTCCTTTGAGTAAATTGATCACTGGCGGAACCGGGCTTCTTGGAAGTGAAATAGCTGCTATTGACAGTTCCTCGATCAAGATTGGCTCTAAAGAATGCGACCTCACTGAATCTGCTAGTATCATTACGTCTCTTGACCCAGGTCAGGTCAACACTGTCATTCACTGTGCTGCCCGTGTTGGCGGCGTGAAAGCCAACACTGACTATGCTGCTGATTTCTTTGATGATAATGTCAAGATGAACATGAATGTTCTCAAAGCTTGCAAGGAATCGGGTTACAAGCTCGTTTCTGTGCTATCAACTTGCGTCTATCCTGATGCCTCCCATGCAAGATATCCTTTGACTGAAGATCAAATGCACAATGGTCCGCCTCCGGTCTCTAATTTCGGCTACGCTTATGCGAAGAGGATGTTGGAAGTACAGGGCAGAGCATATCGCCAGCAATTCGGATGCAATTTTATCTCAGTCATTCCCAACAACCTCTATGGCCCTAATGACAACTACGATCTCAACAGTGGTCACGTCATACCAGCCCTCATTCGCAAGTTCCACGAAGCAATGCTCCGAGGAAGTGATGAAGTAGTTGTCTGGGGGACTGGACTTCCAATTAGAGAGTTCACATTTGCTAGGGACGCAGCTGAAATCATTCTGTGGCTTGCGGAAAACTATGATGGTGAGGAGCCCGTCAACATTGGAAACCATGATCAGATCTCTATCAAGGACCTTTCGCTTATGATCCGAGAGGAAATTGGATTTGAGGGACATGTGAGATTTGATACGTCAAAGCCCGATGGACAGTACGAGAAGCCTTCGTCTAACGAGAATCTAAGATCTCTTGGCTGGAAGGGAGAGTATACTCCGTTGAGAGACGGTCTTCGACAGACTGTAAATTACTTTCGATCTAGATACCCTTCTGTAAGAGGTTGCTTTGAAAAATTATGAATTAGCTTCTACAACGTGGCAAGATGAAGAGATTGAAGAGGCTATAGCAGTAATCAAGAGCATGAACACCACGATGGGTCCAAGAGTTTTGGAATTTGAAACTAGGTTTGCCAAGCTATTTGGAAGCAAGTACGCCGTGATGTCAAATTCTGGCAGTAGCGCAAATCTTCTTGCAGTCGCTGCGTTGGTTGAGTCTCTAGACATTTCTGGTCCAAAGACAGTCTTGGTTCCAGCAGTTTCTTGGTCTACAACGTACTTTCCCTTTCACCAGTATGGATTCAAGCTTAGGTTTGCTGATATTGACGTTGACACTTTGAACTATGACTTGAACCACGTTGCAGAGATTATTCAAGAAGAGAAGATCGATGTAATCTGCGCAGTCAATCTTTTGGGAAATCCAAACGACTTTGAAGCATTGGCGCAGGTTGCGGGCAAAATACCGATCTTTGAAGATAATTGCGAATCCATGGGAGCAAAGTTCCGTGGAAAACATGCTGGCACATATGGTGTTCTTGGCAGCTTCAGCACGTTTTTCTCGCATCACATGTGTACCATGGAGGGAGGAATCACAGTTACTGATGACGAGAAGCTTTACCAGCTAATGTTGTCCATAAGGGCGCACGGATGGACTAGAAACCTTCCAGACCAGAATCAAGTCTCTGGAATCAAAAGCTCTAACAGGTTTGAAGAATCTTACAAGTTTGTTGTTCCGGGATACAACCTTAGACCTCTTGAGATTGAGGCTGCTGTCGGAAATGTACAGCTTAAAAAGATCGAGTCTTTTGTTTCTGAGAGAAGGAAAAACGCCAACATCTTCAAGCAAAAGATTGTCTCTAAGTATCAAAATGCTGTAAGATTCCAGAAAGAGATTGGAGAAAGTTCCTGGTTTGGATTCTCTTTGATTTTTGATGATTCTTCTACTAGAGAGAAGGCGATCTTAGAGTTTGATTTATCAGGAATTGACTGTAGGCCAATTGTAGCTGGAAATTTTTGCCGTCAACCTGTCATGCAAAAGCTTCATAGTAAGTTTGATAAGCTGGAAAATGCTGACATAGTTCATGAAAGAGGCCTATTTGTTGGGAACCATCATTATAATCTTGAAGAGCAGCTATCTTGCCTTGATGCGGCTCTTGAAAGGATTCTAAGATGAAGCAGAAGACAGCTCTCATTACTGGCGTCACTGGGCAAGATGGTTCATACCTTGCGGAGATCCTCCTCGATATGGGCTACAGGGTTGTCGGTATGAAACGTAGGACGTCGCTCCTTGCTACTGATCGAATAGATCACCTGCTTAAGCACTCTAATTTCCAGCTTGTCTACGGCTCGATGAACGACGCCGGCGCCTTCTATCGGCTCTTTGCAAATCAAAATTTCGATGAGGTCTACAATCTTGCAGCCCAGTCTCACGTAAGAGTCTCGTTTGAGGTTCCCGAAGAGACGGTAGACGCCGTAGCAATGGGACCACTTCGGCTTCTGGAGTGCATCAAGACAATGCAGCCCAATTGCCGATTCTATCAGGCTTCCTCTTCTGAGATGTACGGTGATAATCCTGAACATCCGCAAAATGAAGAGACCAGGCTGATGCCTGCCTCTCCTTACGCGTGCGCTAAGGTCTTTGCACATGGTCTCACTCGCAACTACCGCGAGGGATACGGCATCCACGCTTCTTCTGGAATCCTCTTCAATCACGAGAGCCCTCGTCGTGGTGAGACATTCGTGACCCGTAAGATCACACTCGCTGCCGCGAGAATCAAGCTCGGCCTCCAAGACAAGATTGCTCTCGGTAACCTCGACGCTCTCCGTGACTGGGGCTATGCAAAGGACTATGTCGAGGCAATGTGGCTGATGCTACAGCAGGACAGGCCTGATGACTACGTTGTCGCCACCGGAGAGACTCACACAGTTCGGGAGTTCCTTGATGAAGTATTTGAGATTGCAGGACTTGATGTCGACAAGCATCTCGTGATTGACGACCGACTGAAGCGTCCGCATGAGGTCCCGTGGTTAGAGGGCGACTACTCTAAGGCTGCAAAGAGACTTGGTTGGAAACCAAAGACAACTTTTAAGGATCTTGCGGCGCTCATGTATGAGTCTGACCTTAAGATCGAGTCGGAGAAATTAAGATGAGTATTGCTGTCATCGGCCAAGGATTTGTTGGAGGCAGTCTCACGACCGTCTTCTCAGAAAGAGGAGAGAAAGTCTATGTCTATGACAAAGCAGGGAAGGTTGCTTTAGGTGGCACAGCAAGTTTCACAAGACAGTCCACTATAGATTTGATTGTTCCGAGTTCTATCACAGAGTTTGTGAGAGAGTGCGAAGCAACAACAGGTTTCTCCGGCGTTTATTTTGTCTGTGTTCCTACTCCGATGTACGAAGACGGATCGCCTGATACTCGAATAGTTGAGGACGTTTTAGATCTCATTGCTTCTGCACCATACGGTGCCGACAGTCCTCGAAGGATTGCAGTGATAAAGTCGACAGTTCCTCCTGGCTCGACGGAGAAATGGAACACAAGGTTCAAGGATCTTGATCTTCACGTTATATTCAACCCAGAGTTTCTGACTGAAGCGAATGCGCTTGATGATATGCGAACTCAAGGTAGGATAGTGCTGGGCGGACCCAGACCTTACATCAACACTGTCAGAAACATCTTCATGCGAGCTTTTCCTAAAATTCCAATCATAAAGACGAGCTCTACAACAGCAGAGATGGTCAAATATGCGACCAATTGTCTTCTTGCGGTGAAGGTCGCTTTTGCAAATGAGGTTGCCCAAATCTGTGAAGAGCTTGATAGAGATGGTCTTAATGTTGATTACGACAAGGTTGTTGAGTACATCAAGTCTGATTCGAGGCTTGGGCAAACTCACTGGTCTGTTCCTGGTCCCGTACCAACCCATGATGGAAGATATGTTAGAGGATTTGGTGGACACTGTTTTCCAAAAGATATTAACGCTTTGATAAGCGTAGCAGAGTCTTACAACGTAAGACCAACTGTCATGAAAGCTGCGTGGGAAAAGAATCTTGAAGTTCGCCCACCAGAAGATAGAGATTGGGAGAAGCAAGTAGGTAGAGCTATAAGCAAGAGAGACCAACAATGAAAGCGTTAGTCACGGGCGGCGCCGGTTTTATAGGCTCTCACGTTGTTGACGCACTCATCGAAAGGGGAGATGAGGTCACTTGCATTGATGACCAATCAGCACCGCAAAACAGTATTTTCTATTGGAACAAGCGCGCTGTCAACATCATAGAAGACATTAGAGATGAGAATCTGAGAAAGCACTACGCTGATATTGATGTCGTCTTCCATCTTGCGGCACGCTCCAGAATTCAGCCAACGGTAAACAATCCTTGTGAGTGCTTTTCTGTCAACGTGCTGGGAACTCAGGAAGTCCTTGAAGCGAGTCGGATCTCTGGAGTCAAGAGAGTTGTATACTCAGCTTCTTCATCTTATTATGGTCATGCTTCAAAACCTCCTTTCATTGAAAGCGCTCCAAAGGGATGCGCAACTCCTTACTCGCTGTCAAAATGGCAAGGTGAAGAAATTTGTGACTTATACACAAAGCTCTATAGTTTATCGACAATCTCACTTCGATACTTCAATGTCTATGGACCTCGAGAGCCTCTTAAGGGCGAGTATGCCCCCGTGATGGGTCTGTTCAAGAGGCAGAAGAGCTTAAAGTTGCCAATGACAATAGTTGGAGACGGTGAGCAGCGTAGAGATTTTACGCATATATCTGATGTCGTGAGAGCAAACTTACTTGCAGCAGATTCACACGGCGTTACAGGACCGACGAACATTGGCACAGGAAGAAACTACTCGATCAATCAACTAGCTGACCTAATAGGGGGTCTTACTGTGAATTTGCCTGATAGGGTTGGTGAGACACGAGAGACATTAGCAAATGTTAATAGAGCTGACAGTAAGCTTTCCTGGAAAGCCCAAGTGAGGCTGGAGGATTATCTTGCCAATTTATCGTGAAGGGATAATAGCAGGATCTTTTGACCTTATCCACCCTGGATATGTTAGGATGTTCAGAGAAGCAAAGCACTCTGTTTGCTATCGATTAATCGTGCTTTTGCAAGATGATCCAACGATAGATAGACCAAGCAAGAACAAACCAGTTCAAACGTGGGAAGAAAGAGCGGAAATTTTGAGCTCTCTAAGAGATGTAGATGAAGTCTTGAGATACTCAACTGAGAAAGATTTGTACTCTATCTTAGAATCCAAGCAAGGCCAAGACGTGGTTAGGATTCTTGGATCTGACTACCTTGGTAAGAGATACACCGGAGAAGACCTGAAGATCTCTGTTTATTTCTGCAATAGAGACCATTGCTATTCTCTAAGCTTGTTAAAAGCAAAGATCAAAGAAAGTTTGAACTAGACTCTAAAAAGTTGTATGATTGAGTATGTTCCCAACTCAAAAGCCTCATGTATCTTATTCTGAAGTGAAGTCTTGGAAGGAGTGTCCTTGGCGCCACAAGTTAGCCCAGATCGACAAGATTGATCTGTCAAAGCCATCTCCTAACTTGGATTTTGGGACAATTGTCCACGCTGAGCTGGAAAACTTCCTTACTACAAGGACAATGAATCCTGACAACGTTGAGGCTGAGATTCGACGGGCCTGGGAAGAAAAGAAGTTTGATGAGCTTCCAGATGCTAAGAAGAATGGTCTTGTCGACAGCTGGGTGAAGTGGGCTCGGCAGATCCTTGATGAAGTGCCTGCTTTCCTCGATGCGAATTTCCCCAACTGGGTTGCAATAGAAGCAGAGCATGCCCTCTATGAGGACATCCCAGGGCAAGAGATCAAGTTTAAGGGATTCATTGACGGACTAATCGAGTGCGATGGCAAGCGCGGTCGAGTCTACTGGGTGATCGACTGGAAGACTTCAAGCGCTCGAGGTTGGGACTCAAGGAAGCGTCAAGACTTCAATGTGCTCGCGCAAATTGCTCTCTACAAGTCTTTCTGGCGTGCAAAGAAGGCACTCCCATCCAAAGATGTGAAGTGCGGCTATGTGCTACTCAAGAAAGGAGTCAAGCCAGGAAGGTCCTGTGAGCTCTTTGCAGTTTCAGTTGGTCCAACTGTGGAAGACAGGGCGCGCAAGATGGTCACAAATATGATCGCTTCAGTTAAGCGCGGCCTCTTCATGAAGAATCGCGAGTCTTGCAAATATTGCGACTACTATCAGACTAAGTATTGCACCTGACCGCCTTTATTCCACCCTGAGCCTTTGTTAGTTTTGCAAAGGTTCTAGAGGAATATGAGCAAAAAGAAGATCCTACTTTTGTCTGACCACGCTCTAAGCACATCTGGTGTTGGCACCCAGAGCAGGCACCTAATGAATGGCTTGATTGCTAAGGGTGAGTGGACGGTGCGGCAGTTTGGTGCTGCTATCAAGCATGATAGGTATGAGACCATACAGGTCAATCCAGACTTCATTATCAAGCCAATTGACGGTTTTGGATCTAGGGATCTCATAAGAACGACGTTAGCCACTGAGAAGCCTGACGTAATTTTCCTGTTCACTGATCCCAGATTCTTCTATTGGCTGTTTGAGATGGAAGATGAGATTCACCAGGTTTGCCCTATTGTCTGGTGGCACGTATGGGATAATCACCCGTACCCAGAGTTCAATGCGCCGTTCTATGAGGCTACTGATCTCATAAACTGCCACTCCCACATGACTTACGAACTCATCAAGGACAAGTTTCCAAAAAAGACTAACTTCATACCGCACGCTCTACCTGAATCAGTCTATTTTCAGATGCCTGAGGATCAAGTTAAGATGCACAAGAGAAACATCTTGGGCTCTGGAAATGAAGATCACTTTGTTGCATTTTGGATGAATAGAAACGCTAGACGCAAGCGTCCTTCTGATGTTCTATGGGCTTGGAAGAAGATGATTGATATTCTAAAATCCAAGGGTGATTTGAATCCAAAAGCAAAGCTGGTGATGCACACCGACCCCAAAGACTTGGAAGGTCCAAACCTATTTGCTGTAGTTGATAGCCTGGGCATAAAAGACTCTGTAGTGTTTTCGCCTGATAGAGTTGGTTTTGAGCAGATTAACATCTTGCACAATATTTCTGACTGTTGCATCAATATCTCTTATGCAGAAGGCTTTGGGCTAGCCACGCTTGAAGCGATGCAGTGCGGCCGTCCAATAATTGCCGCCAAGACAGGTGGGCTCACACGTCAAGTTGTAGATCACAGAGACGAGTCACAGAACGGAATTGCGCTTGAAGTTCGCCAGAAGACTCTCGTGGGATCGCAGCACGTTCCGTACATCTACGAGGACTTTTGTGATATCGATGAGACTGCACAGGCTCTGGTAGAGATGTATGAGATGGGTTTTGAAAAGCGCAGAGAGCTTGGTGCAAAAGCAAAGAGCTACGTTGCTTCTGAGTTCTCCTATCAGGGAACGGTAGACAGGTGGCACGAGACGCTAAAGAAAACTGTGGAAGACTGGAAGTCAGGAAAATCCAAGAGATGGACTCTTAAGGAGGTCAAGTGAAGGTACTTTGCAGAGCGCCACTGTTGTCTCTGTCTGGATATGGGAACCATGCCAGGCAGGTTTTTAAGTGGCTCATTGGAAATAGCAATCTTGATGTCCACTGTCAGATCCTAAACTGGGGAATGACTCCATGGATGATAAATCCAGAGATGGAAGACGGTCTAGTTGGCGAGATAATGAAGAGGTCTTCTCCTCACACAGGGAAGTACGATGTATCTGTCCAGCTACAGTTGCCAAACGAGTGGGATCCAGCGCTAGCTAACGTCAATATTGGAATGTCGGCTTTTGTCGAAACAGATAAGTGCAACCCTCAGTGGCTAACTGCTTGCGATTCAATGAATCATGTAGTTGTCCCTTCTACTTTTGTCAAGAAAACAATTGAGAACACAGGGACAGTTAAGACGCCAATCTCTGTAGTCTCCGAGTGCTTTCCAGACCAAGTGCTAAGAGATGTTCAACCTCTTGACCTGGACCTGCAGACAGACTTTAACTTTCTCCTTTTCGGTCAAATGACGGGAAACAACCCTGAGAATGACAGGAAAAATACTTTCTATACGTTAAAGTGGTTGTGCGAGCTCTTTAGCAAAGATCCCAGGGTTGGAATTATCGTAAAGACAAATCATGGAAGCAACTGCACTCTGGATAAGAAGCACACTGAAAATGTCTTTAGGCAGCTTCTCAACGAGGTTCGCCCTGGCCCTTTCCCCAGAGTTTATCTTCTTCATGGAGAGATGGACTCAACAGACGTGATCTCTCTATACAGAAATGAGAAGATCAAAGCTCTTGTTGCAGCCACGAGAGGAGAGGGATTTGGTCTTCCTATTCTTGAAGCCGCCGCCTGTGATCTTCCAGTAATTGCTACTAACTGGTCTGGCCATTTAGACTTCTTGAACCTTGGAAAGTTTGTCAAGCTTGATCACCAGCTTAAAGAAGTTCATCTAACTAAACACGACGGTCTGATCTTCTTGCCGGGAATGAAGTGGGCAGATGTTTCGGAGCAGGAGTTCAAGAAGAAGGTCTTAAAGTTTAGGGAGTCAAGCCAAGTTCCAAAAGATTGGGCTGTCGATCTCGGAACCAAGGTCAGAGAAAATTTCTCACACTCCGCAGTGTGCAAGTCCTATGACAGAGAGATAGGACAGTACTTTAGATGATTACAGCAATAGTCATCTTGAGCATATTTAGCGCTATTCTACTGGCGCTGCTACTTGTGTCTCTGTACTTCAACTACAAGCACGGCATTATGCTTCTTCAAATTGTAGACGGGATAGAGGAGTCTCTGGACATTTTAGATGAGAGGTACGCTTCCATATCTGAGATACTGAAGATTCCACTGTTCTTTGACAGCCCGCAAGTTCGCGCAGTCCTTGATGATATGAAAATTTGCAGAGACGCTATCCTGAGAGTTGCTAATCTCATAGGGAAAGTGGAGGAACAACCTCGGGAGGCTCTTGATGCTCAAAAAGAGAACTAGGAGATCTGGCAAAAATGCCAAATCAGACGGCCCAAATTTTTACTTTGACAGCAAGACGCAAGAAGGGATTGTAAAGTTCCAGGGCGCTGTCGAACACCGCGAGAAGGCGGTTGTCTATGAAAAAGAGATCATGCCAGCGTTCAATACGCTTGTTGAGAACTTGATTCTCATCTATGGCTTTGCGAGAGACGAAAATTTCTCAGTGCTAAAGAATGACTGTGTCTCATTTTTATATGAGACACTCCATAAGTTTGATGGTTCGAGAGGAACCAAAGCTTTCTCCTACTTCAATGTTGTCGCCAAGAACTGGCTAATCTTGAACTCGAGGAGAAAGAAGAAGAACAGGGACAATCACGTCAGCATCAACGATGTCGAGCGGCTCTCCAAGAGAGATGAATATCTCATTGCAAGCAGCCAAGTTTCTCCATCTCCTGACGATGTCATGATTGATTTGGAACGCAGAGACGAGATCATGTTGATGCTTCACAGGATAAAGCAAAGAGTAGAAAGCACAAACGACGTTTCTTGCATCAATGCTGTCATAACCGTTCATGAGAACCTGGACAATCTCGACTTTCTCAACAAGAGAGCTATTTATGTCTACGTGAGAGACATATCGGGTCTGAGCTCGAAACAGCTCTCATCTTCGATGTCTGTCATTCGTAAGCTTTACAGGGAAGTCTTAAAAGAGGAAATGTCCGGCGAGGGCAGGAGGAAAGATGAATCACATTGATGTTGCAGACCTACAAGACGTCAAGCAACAGAAGATTAAGCAATTTTCTGAGCTACTTGATGCAATCACGACAGCCGAGGATAAGAAGAAAGCTCTCTGGAAAGAGATTTACGAGAATGCAATATCTGATAGGCAGAACGCTTTCCTTCTGTTTCATGAAGCCTATGGAAGCATGCAGAATTCGATCGCAGAGCACATCGCCGTCGGTCCGATGCTGAACAAGTACATCGAAAGAATGGCAAAGAGTAACGAGCAGCTCATAAAGCTGGCTGAGCTTGTTGCCGACGCAGAAGTCCAGAATAGCAAGATTGATCCCGAAGATGTCTTCAGCAAGATAAGTGACTAATGTCTGACTCAAGAAATAAATCATCGCCAGGAGCTGCGCCATCAGCAACAGGCGGTGGTGGAACTGGCGGCGGCAAAGTACTGTACAGGGCCATTGTTTCTGAGTTCATTGGAGATCCAACTGCCTTCAGCTCTGAAAAATTTGCCGCCCTGCAGGAGTCAGTGTCAAATCAGCAGTACGTCCTCACTTGCCCTCGCAATTCTTGCATAGTTCGAGTTGTCTCAGATGGAATTGACAAACAGGGAAAGCCATTTATAGCATATCCCTTGTTTCCACCTCACATCAGCATGCCAATTAAGCCTGGTGAGCAGGTCTGGTTGATCTCAGAATCTGCTGATGGACTTGGGCCAATTCCATATTGGGTCGCAAGAATTCCTGAAAATGTGGCAATAGATGACGTCAACTACACGCATGGTGACAGAAAGCTGGCACTAGCCACATCTCTATCTACGGCTGAGAAGTCTGACAAGTCCTCTTCCACAGGAGGAAACAAGCTTCCTGGGTTTGAGAATGGCGACGGAACTCAAGCCAGGTCAACTCTTCGGATAGATGACGCCAAGAAGAATCCGTATGACGACCTGATCGCAAACTCCCAGTCGTACAAAGACTTGTCTCTGGAGCCAGTGCCCAGATTTACGAAGAGGCCCGGTGACCTGGTCTTACAGGGATCAAACAACACTCTCATATCTCTCGGGGAAGAGAGGGGCTGGGGCGCTGACTCTGAGCCTGATAAGGCAACAACAAGCAATGCGATAAAAACTGATGATCAGAGAAAGTCCTTGCAGTCTGGCGCTATAGACATCGTCGTTGGAAGGGGAAGATTTGTCCCTGAGACTCCAACTACAGAAAGTGCTGCTGGCGAAGATCCAAATTTAACCGCGCCAAGGATCATCACAAACACCCGCAAATACAACGAGACTGACAAGAATCCAGGAATCAATAAGATAAAACCTGGCCTTGCCGCTGAGGGAGATCCTGACCTCGTAAATGACTCCTCTAGATTGTATCTCACGATGAAGTCTGCAGGCGACCTCCAGTTTGGAATAGACGCAGAGAATGAGAGGATGGCAAAGCCTTTTGAAGCTGCCATCGATGACATATCTGATGCGCCATTTGCAGTCGTAAAGTCAGATCAGGTTCGTATCATTGCTAGGAAAAATGAAGAGAAGTCTATCAACGGCAGCGTGAGAATTGTCAAGGAGGGGACTCCAAGTGAGGATCTCGCAGTGATTGCGCTGCTTCCAGATGGCACAATACAGGTCAGCGGCAGCAAAATTTTCTTGGGCAGATCAAAGGACGACGGCGGCGCTGGCGGAGGTCCTGGTCCTGGTGAGGGACAGCCCTATGTGAAATATCAGCAGCTCGAAGACCTGCTGAAGGCAATAATCGGTGATATCAAGACGTTCTGTGATACCCTGTCTACACATATTACGCCTGGATATGGAGCACCATCGCCCCAGATTCTCTCAGCACAAGCGGCTCTCAAGGCGGCGATGTCGACTAGAGAATCTGAGATTGCCAATATCAAGTCAGAAAGAATCTTTGGAGAGTAAATGCCAGTAACACCTACCGCATTCCCACAACCGCTCTTGGCGAATGCAATCTATACAGCCCTTGAGAACGCAAAGCAGAATGGAGCGGACGGGATGGATCCAACTCAGATGAACTTGGCGTTGGCAAATGAGATTGCCACGGCGATAAACTCGTTTGTGGTCGGTTCAATAGTGACGGTAACAGTTGCACCGGGAATTCCAGTTACCACAGCTGGATCTCCATCTGCGCAGGTAGGGGCAACAAATGGTCCTGGCACAGGAGTTTCTTAGACTCCACTCGAAAATGCGATTCTACAATACTTAGAAGGTAAGAACCATGCCACAGCAGAATCGCATAGTATATGACTTCAAATCAGTCGGTGAGAACGTCTCCAAATACAGAGAGAACAATCGTCTTGACGATGTTGTCGTCACTCCAATTGGAATCAAGACTCCTGTGCAGCTCGGTGGAGAGAGCGATGGCTTTCTTGCCATGCATTATAACTTGCCAGATACAATCAAGGACAATCTCCGAAATTTGATACTCACAAATAACGGAGAGAGACTTGGAAACTATAGCTTTGGCGCTAATCTAAAACAACTTCTCACAGAGCTTGGGTCTGAAGACGGTGACATAGAAGCGATATCAAGAATCAAATCTGCGATCGCCAAGTTTATGCCATTTGTCGAGCCTCAGACGTTCGAGACTAAGCCAGTTCCAGAGCTTACAACACAAGACTTATCGGCTGTTTCGATAAGGATTGTCTATTCGGTCCCTGCGCTTCGCTTAAGCAATCAGGGACTTGAGATTATCATGTACATGGCGGCATAAATGGCATCTCTTAAGACAACATCGCTAAACACGAGATTTAGCCAGAAGACCTATCTTGCAAAGGACTTTGCGGGATTTAGGTCAGACTTGCTGACGTACGCAAGAAACTATTTTGGCGAGCAGATACAAGACTTCAATGAAGCATCTCTCGGAGGAATGTTTCTTGAACTTGCCGCATATGTTGGAGACTCAATGTCTTTCTACCTGGATCACCAGTTCAATGAACTTGATCCAGGAACAGCAGTTGAGTCTTTGAACATTCAAGCGCATGCAAGAAACGCAGGCGTAAAGGCAATAGGGGCTGCGCCTGCAGTGGCAAATGTGGCATTCTACATAGAAGTCCCAGCAAGCCTGAGCGACAGTGGAGAATATCTGCCTCTCAACTCCGCCCTTCCAGTTATAGGTGCCGGGACAGTCCTTTCGAGCAACTCTGGCATAAGGTTCAGGCTTGACTCTGAGCTTGACTTTGGAGAGACTGACAAATACGGTACTCTCTACGCAGCCTACGTTGTCGGGGAGCTAGCAGATGATGGCAATCCCGCGACTTTCATTCTCAACAGGACCATAGAGTGCGTCTCTGGAGAGACGAGAGTAGAGTACTTCACCATACCAGACAACTTTATCCCCTTCAGAAAAATCACTCTAGCAAACCCTGATGTCACACAGATCATAGAGGTCACCGACTCAGACAGCGATCAGTACTACGAGGTCGAATCGCTGACACAAGACGTTGTCTACAAGAGAATCAAGAACTATGGCTATGATGAAGACCTCGTGTCAGAGTCAATACAGGTGACACCGGCGCCAAAGAGATTCACCGCAAGAATGGACATTAGCAGCCGGTTGACCACGATCGAGTTTGGATCTGGAGACGCAACCTCTCTTGACGACGATATACTCCCTGATCCGTCTGAGCTGGCCCTGCCTCTATACGGAAAGCGCACTTTGAGCAGGTTCTCTATCGATCCATCATCGCTTTTGCAGACAAAGACTCTTGGCACTGCACCAAGAAACACCACGCTCACGGTCACATATAGGTACGGTGGCGGTCTAAACCACAACGTCGCGTCCAATTCGATCAGGACTGTTCAGAGTCTGGTCATAGATTTTCCGAGGAGCCCAACCCTTGCAGTATCTAACGCGGTGATTACAAGTCTAGACGCCAGGAACAACGAAGAGGCAAGAGGAGGCGCTAGCGCAATGTCGCTGGAAGATCTCAGGTCCCAGATATTTGCGGCAAGGAATCAGCAGTCAAGAATCGTAACGCAGGAAGACTTGATATCGAGAATCTACACTTTACCATCGAACTTTGGCAGAGTGTTCAGAGCCAGCGTCGCAAAGAGTACTGACAATCCACTCGCATCAAGGCTGTATCTGGTTGCCAAGAACTCTGCTGGAGAGCTCACACACACCTCTGACACGCTAAAGAAGAATCTGTCGACTTACCTGAACGAGTTCAGGCTGGTATCAGATGCCGTTGACATCTTGGATGCGACGGTCATAACCTACAAGGTGAACTTCTCTATCATCTGTACGCCAAACTCCAATAAAAATGTCGTCGTATCAAATGTCATAGTCGCGCTCAGAGACAGGTTGGATAGAAAATACTATCAGATAGACCAGCCAGTCATAGAGGCAGAGCTCATAAACACAATCATCAATGTCTCTGGCGTGCTCTCGTTGGTCGATCTCACGCTTACAAATCTTACTGGCAACATTCTTGACAGGACCTACAGCGACTTTGCGGTGGACATGCAGAAGTCGAAAATAAACGGTCTCTATCTTGGACCTCAGGGATCGATATTCGAGCTGAAGTATCCAGACTTTGACATAATTGGAGCGGCCCAGTAATGCAACTGCTGCTAACAGCTAGCGCTGACACCTACATCACCAACAAGATAATCAACAACAGCTTTAGAGCAACGGATGCAAATGTTGGAAAGGCTGGTACACTCGATCTGTTCAAGCTCTACAATGAGTCTGATCTCGCAAGTGAAGAGAATTCAATCGAGCTATCGAGATTGCTCGTAAAATTTGACCTAACAAGCATTCGAGCGCTGACAGCATCTTCCATAGACGTTAATAGTCCAAACTTCACGGCCAAGCTGAAGCTCTTCGATGTAATTGCTGGTCAAGCTACACCGTCTAATTTTACTGTCGTAGTGTTTCCGCTATCAAACTCATTTGATGAGGGAATAGGGAGAGACATAACATCGTTTAGCGATTTGGACGCATGTAACTTTGTGACCCGCTCATATGTTGATGGCGTCAGCGTGCTGTGGCACCTTACTGGAGCAAACGCTACAGGATTACTTGGTTCCAGCAACATCGATGTCATAACCTCAGGAAATCTGGGAGCTGGCGTAATCAACCTTGGTTCTTATCAGACTTTCGTAAATGGTAACGAGAATCTCGAAGTCGATGTCAAAACCGTGCTATCGGCGACTCTTGCGGGACTAATACCAGATTGCGGGTTCAGAATATCGTTCTCGGGCTCGCAAGAAACCGACAATAAGACGAGGTTCGTCAAGAGATTTGCTTCAAGAAACGCCTCTAACAAGTTCAAGACTCCAGTTCTTTCAGTTGGCTGGGATGATACTGTCCAAGACCACAGAGAGGACATAGTCTTTAACCAGACAGGATCTGTATTCTTTAGAAATTACGTGAGAGGCTCCCCACAAAATCTCACATTTGGATCTGGGAACTCTGCCGTGACTGGTAACAATTGTTTGTTGCTGAAGCTTGTAAAAGATAAGCTTACTCTTTACTACACAGGATCACAGCACACCAGGGGAACAAATAGAACTCCTGTGACGGGATTCTACTCTGCCTCTTTTGCGGTGGACCAGTTCAGCACTAAGAAAGTCACCGGCTCAAAGACCATGATCGATGTCATGAGCTCTTCAAACAGCAATTTCATCGAGTTTGAAGCATACTGGATGTCGCTTGACGAGACACACACGTTCTTCCAAGAGAAGCTTAAGGTCAACAAACCGTTGACAGTTTCGAGGTTCGGAGATCCTGCTGAGCTTCAGTTCAAGATAACAAACATCAGGCAGTCTTACGCCAAAGACGACGATGTGATGCTCCAGGTGTTCATCTTTGACAAGATTAGAGATGACGCCGTCTTCAGGACTCCCTATGTTAGGAAGGGACTCGTTCTCTCAAATGTGTACTATCAGATCAAGTTAGCTGACTCGAATACCGTGGTGATACCGTTCGACAACGTCAATAACACCACCAAGCTCTCTAGCGACGGAAATGGAATGTACTTCAACTTGCTAATGAAATCCCTGCAGGAAGGATACACTTATGAAATTGATTTTCTGTGCGAGGACTTTGGAATTAGCCAGGTGTACAGAAGCGCTTCTGGAAGGTTTAGGGTTGGTAACTAATGTCAACAGACCAATATAGCGCGCAGAAGATATTCACACCTTCTTTCATCAAGAAGATGAGCGCGGGAAATACAGGCGTCGAGCAGGTGACGCTGTCGGGTGTACCAGAGATAGCTAAAGATGGAAGCAAGAGTGTAGATTTTACTGACTTTGCAGACGGCTTTAGATCGACACAGCAGCTTCCAATAGAATGGTCGAACTTTGCCAATCACACGTTCTTCGACTCTGCAGAGAGCAAGACAAATGTAGCATTCGACTCAATTATAAACTACTTTCCTTTCGACTCAAATCGCTCAGAAACAAACAAGTTCCTGGACGGACTCACCGGATTTGAAAAGTGGATCTATGATTCTTGGCCTAAGAATATCGGATACCTCAACTTTTCTGGCACGTTGGTAAATGAGAATCCCTCAAGCGGATACCAGTCTGGGCTTGGTACTTACATAACTGTGCAAGACCGAGCGGGCATACTGTATCCGTCTCTATCAAAGAATAAGTCAGGGCAGAGAATAATAGACCCGCTCGAGAAGTCTTTCTCCATAGAAATGTACCTTGCTCCTGCTAGCGTACCAAACGACAACCAGGTTGTTCTCCAGAAGCTCAGTAGCAACAACCACGGATTCACTCTTGCGCTCTCGAGCTCTGGAGGTTCTGACACTACAGCACTGTTGTTTGTCGTAAGCAGTGGCTCTATGGCAATGTCTGCCAGCTGCTCACTACCGAAGGCGAGATTCAGCCACGTCGCGGCCACGCTTGAGAGGAGGTACGCCTCAACTCCTGTCTTGAAGATTTACACTAACGGAGAGCTTCAGTCATACTCAAGGTCAAATGTGGAATTTGGAAAATTTGACTTTCCAAATCAGCCGATGATTATCGGTTCTGGAAGCGCTCACTCTCTTGGAAGCCTCTCTACTGTTCCATTTGTTCCAAAGCAGACGCTGAGCGGATCAGTAGACGAGCTCAAGTTCTACCACGGAACTAGACTTCAGAATGATATAGTTGTCGGCGCCTCTGGCAGCGCTGAGCAGGTAACTGACCTAAGACTGTACTACAAATTTAATGAAGGGCCAGGAACTTATGAAAATAACTCTGTTGTTTTAGACTTCTCTGGCAACTCCCTTCACACCAACGTCACTAACTACTCTACATCTCTGAGGTTGACCTCTTCTTTGGTGGCTCCAGTTGCGACTGAGGACCCATTTTACTGTCCTGTGCTCTTTCCAAGTTACCCAGGTCTTGTCACGCTAAACACCACGCTGCTCACGTCAGCTTCAGCTTATGACAGCAATAATCCTAACCTGATCACCAAGCTCATACCTAACCACTACCTTGAAGACAATGCTGCAGCGCAGGGCTTACCGAACGATGGAACTGTTCTTGAGGGCAATTACGGATACAACATAGATTTCCCTGGCGGTGGAAAGCTCTCCTCACCCCAGATTATTGCAACAATTCTCTATATGTGGGCAAAGTTCTTTGACGAAATCAAGCTCTTCATAGACCAGTTTGGAAAGCTGGTGCACGTCAACTACGATTCCACCGATAATCTTGCAGACTTGATGCTTCCTTACGCTGCAAAATATTATGGATTTGAGCTTCCGAACTCCTTCTCATCTGCTACGGTATCACAGTTTCTCGAAGGAAGAGATCTCACGACCAATGCCTCCTCGTCGACCCTGACGTTGACTCAGATTCAATCAACGATCTGGAGGCGTATTCTCACAAACATGAGTGAGATAATCAAGTCGAAGGGAACGGTGCACTCTGTCAAGGCAATCATGAGGGCGGCTGGAATAAATCCAGACAACAGCTTCAGGTTTAGGGAATTTGGTGGCACAAGGCTTCTGACCACTGACTCTCAGAGGCTCAGGGTCTCTGAGGTCTCCTCTTTGCTAGCCCTGACCTCGAGCAATTCTCTGGTCACCTCTCCGTTCTTGTCGGGCTCTAGGACTGAGCCTGGGTATCCGATCGCCACTGGGTTCTCTTCTGATGGACTGTTCACAACGGCAAGCTGGACTTATGAGGCGCACTACCAATTCAGCGGCCTCTCAACCGTCACCCCAGCGACCATGAGCCTCGCCAGGATGTACGTGACGGGAGCCGTCTCTCCTGCTAGCAGCAAGGCACTAGTAGCGAATCTTGTAGCTTTCGGTACTGGATCAACCAGAAGCGACCTGCCTTCTGTCTCGCTCTACCTTGCACCCACCAACTCAACAAATTTTGCAGAGATCAAGATATACGATGTCAACCTCTTCGATCAGAGCAAGTGGTATGTCTCGTTCGGAAGGAACATTGGAGATTCCACCGAGACTTTTCCGACTTCTTCATACTTCCTGCGAGTGGCGAAGCAGGAGTTTGGTGAGCTCGTGACGTTCAAAGAGGAGAACCAACTCTTCTTTGACAACCCAACGTCAAATGTTTGGTCTAATCTCTCGACTTCCCTTAACTCCAGCGGTTCCTTCTTTGAGGTTGGAAGTTCCACAGTCGTGGCAGCGGGATCTGGTGGCTTTCTCAACGATAATACGGTGGCGACTTCCAGCCTCACCAGGTATAGCACCCTCACAGGAAAAGTTGGCCACGTCAGGTTCTGGACAAAGGACTTGACTACGGATGAGAGCAAAGAGCACGCCAGGAACTTCAAGTCTCTCGGCGTGGAAGATCCGCTAATCAACTACAACTTCAGGTCATATGACTCTGGATCTTTCGAGAGGCTCAGGATAGACGCCAGCACTGACCAGATGACGACAACGTCAGACACGTCAGGCAATCTGCAGATCTTTGACTTCTCCCAGAACTCACTTCACCTGTCGGCATCTGGGCTTGGATCGAGCAGGAATGTAATAGTTCCAGCCCAGTTCAACTTCTCGATACTCAATCCGCAGTTTGATGAGAGGACAGCCGAAAATAAGATCAGGGTCAGGGGATTTGACGAGCAGCTGACTATCGAAGAGTTCAATGCTCTCAAGGCCCCAGTCCGATCGATTCCAATAAACGAGCCCGTGACAGATGACAATAGGTTCTCCATCGAGATCTCATCAGTTAGAGCCTTGAACGAGGACATAATCAACATTCTTGCCGGTCTAGACTACTTTGACAACGCTATCGGTGCACCAGAGCTGCAGTTCTCAATGGGATATCCAGACCTACAGAGCCTCAGAGAAGTATACTTCAACAGGCTGACAGGCAAGGTGAATTACAAGAACCTACTTGAGTTCTACAAGTGGTTTGATGACTCTCTTGCTGGCATGGTGGAGGCAGTTCTTCCGAGAAACACGAGGTTCCTCGGCATCAACTACGTTGTTGAATCTCACATGCTCGAGAGAACTAAGCTGCGTTATGCCCAAGAAGATATTTACTTAGGTGAGAGCAATCGTCGTGGAATTGGCTCCAACATCTTCCTACAGCAGATCGTAGGAAATCTCAAGAGGTACTAATGGGAACGACGGTAACTCCATCATTCACTGGATCTATTGCAACCACTCTCCAGGGAACTGATGTCAGAAGCTATCAGTTGTTTGGTTCTTCGCTCTTACCTCTCTTGGGCAGGTCTGACAGGGACGTGCTGTACCTGTCAAGCTCGAGCGGAGTGGAGAGGTATGACAGTTCAAGCAGGTTCTTCGATGATTCTAGGAGATTTCCAGTCGAGAAGATCGGCTCGATATCAGACGACCCCTTCAAGATTATAGCTGTCCCAAACTTTGAGCTCGATGAAGCAACGCTTGGAATAACGAGAAATTTCAAGGAATCCCAACCCTACCTCGACATGGGTGTTCTCTCTGCAAGCCACCTCATCACTGAGGGCGAGTGCTACGAGTATCCAGTCGTCCTGGACCACCCGAACGCTCTTGACCCATTTGACATGAATGGCATCATAGAGCCCCTCACTATCAGGGACCTTGCAACTAGAAGCTCGCTGTTCCTTGGTAATAGCCTGAGCCCTGAGCCGCACACGGTAAAAGCAAGCGTCTCATCACAGTTCGTAGAGGCTTCGCACGGGAAGCACTACCAGGTGACCAACTACTACGAGCCCTTGGAAGAGAACAAGCTCGAGGCATTCAAGGAAGTAAACGGTTTCGACGACGAAGTGTTACTATACGCGAGTCCAGTGTATACTACTGATGATAGCTCTGCAATTGATCCCTACAGGGACACAAGTGACAGCGTTGAATCTCTAAGAGGAATTTCGGACCCCAACATGATATCAAGCCTGTTCACAATCTTCACGTCCGGCAGCGACACTCTCATGCCGACATTCACTTCCAGAACTTCAGGCTGTGGTTTCACTTATGGAAACAGCAAGTTTGGCACTGACTCGATCTCGTTTGGAGACCTGCTAAGATGAAAATTGATTACCGAAAGAGCCAGACTCCAGACCTGACAAAGCCGTTCAGGGACTACAAGAGTCACAGCACACTGGTTGGCTGGTACAAGTTCAATTCAAAGACCTCTCAACCAGCATTCTCCAATCTTTCCAATAGCGATATGAGCGCCGCACAAGTTGAACAACAGCGCGCAGCATCAACCAGCATTCAAATTCATGGTAGTCCATATGTTGGCGAGACAGACGACCATAGCATTTCTTTTCGTGAAAACTACTTCAAAGATCTTGAGGTTTCAGACAGTACTTCTCAATTTGGAAACAATCCTCCATTTACAATTGCAGGTTGGTTTAAGATACCAAATCTAGCATATGGTACATCAGATGGCGTGAATGAACTTCTAAGAAAGCAAGAAGTGGGTGTAACCTCTACGCACTTCTCATGGTCTGTAGATTATCTTGCATCCAGTAGACAGATACAATTTACCGTCTCGGGCTCGCATCCAACAGATTCCACGGCCGCTATAACAATAAGCACGAATCCACTGACAACATTTCCTAGTGGATCTATAGGGTCAGACGAGTGGTTTCACTTTGCGGCAACTGTTTCTAATATAGCGGGCAATGCTGGCAGTATCCCAATAAACGGCAATGTCAAGGTTTATCTCAACGGTAAAATTGCTAGCTTGGCAGGCTCTGCTCAGTCTGGAACGGCGGCTGGTGGAACTGGTACTAACGCTCTCATCATTCCAGATTTTACTCCAAATAACATAAATGGAAGCGTTTTTGTCGCAAAAGAGAGCGATAGTTCTTCTGCCGCAAGCACTGCTTTTTACTCAAACGTTGACGTGCACGAGCTGGCATTTTGGAGATCAGCACTAAGCTCTGATGAGATATACTCGCTCTGGTCTTCAGCGAGGTGGTGGCAAGGTAGTGGAATAGTCTCCGACTCTCCTAGAAATGTGATCAGAGCAAGAGACAATCAGACGACTCTACCGACGATAGATTGGCCGTCTATAGACCGGAGAATCATCTCTAGTAGCATCCCATATGATGATCAAGCCACCACTCGAGTGTTCCAGACATCAAGTAGGCCACTAACATTTGACTACCCGTCGATGATACCAACAGTGGACGCTGATCTGCGCGCAAAGACGGTCCTGACTCCCAATACGCATCCTCAAATGACTGTGAACTCTGGCGACGGTGCCGGTGTCTACTCTGAGTTCCAGCCAGATATCAAAGATGATGACCCCTACAATATCAACACGTACTTCAACATCTTCTTTTCACCGTTCAATGAAACACGGGTCCAAACAAATAGCGACGATTTAGTTCTTGAACTTACTTTGCCTATTTCTTCAGAAAAGAAGCTCACAAGATCTATAACTGGAAGTTTTCCAGGGTATCTCGGCGAAACTTCAACTGGTGTGTTCTACTACAATCTCAACACAAAAAGATTCGACATTATTGGCAACAGGGACCCTCTTCGATCAAATGTGCTCATTTACACTGCATCAAGTACAGAAGATGCAGACTTTAATCCAAATGGTCTCTTTGCAGTCGCAAGAAAGAGATTGGGCATGTTTCTCTCGCAGGATTCTGACTTTCTATCATTTGCGCAATTTGGAACTCTTAGCGGCTCAGATTCTTGGGTCACATCTTCTTACATGAATATTGGCCAGCCGACGACAAGGTACGGCGGTCCAGCCAACATAAGGCTGTACGCGACTTCCAGCTACATCTTAGACATGTCTGAGTTCATTAACAGAGCGTTCCTCATAGAGGACATAAAGCTTGAGATATCGGGGTCGATGGTCAAAAATTTTGATGGTGAGGTGTCTCAAGCATTTCCATCTGATGCTTATACCTTCTTTTTGCTTAGGCAAACTAGAGAAAGAGCAGACACTCCAGTTAGAAACTTGGTTTCTAGCTCCTATAGAGAAATCATAGGCTTTAAAAGTGTTCTATCGTGGAACTCCAGAGCTGAGTGGTCAGGATCACTTGGTGACACTTATGGTCCATTTTCTTACTCGATCCCGAAAACTTATGTCACATCAAGCCAAGAATGGTTTGGTAACTACTCGGACTTTGCAGTAGCGCATGAGTATGGAGTAGTGGATCCCAAGCAGTCAGTTTCTGTTAGGAGAGATTTTAACACTTCTATTGATCTCTCGCCAAGGGTTGCTCCTGCAGGTCTGTTAAGACCTATCGCTTGTTTTAATACTCCTCCAGCCGTCTGGGGAGGCAGCACTGCAAATTTAGGGCAGACTCTTGATATTGATATTTCCGGTGTACCTGGCTACTCAGCTATCGGAACTCCAACTGGAAGTATTGATTCGCTTGATTTGAGTTACGATTCTAATTACTCGTTTTTTAATGACACTGTCCCCAGCAACAGAACTGGCTTCCCTTACGCTCCAACTAAAGGAAATTTTGTTGCTCTTTACACACCAAATGGGTTTGTGCATGAAAATGATCCTCCAACAAGAAGGTTTGATCCGACTGCATTCGTCAATCTAGACACCAAATACCTCCTGTTCCCAGGAGACAATCTTGTGCTTGGTATTGAAGCTCTGCCATCTGCTCCTGAAGCAGCGCTATTCTTTGGAGGACCATATCCAACTTGGTCTACCGGATCCTATCTTGAGATCCCCGTACAAGAGGCAAAGCTCATTATCAAGGGTAGGTACCTTAAGAACCAAGAAGCTTATGGTGCACCGTTTGCACAGCAGTTGACTACTGATGCCATACATTCATCTCTGCACTACGACAACCCAGTGTTGGACCAGTTCGAAATTGAAAAATCAGAAGAATACGGTCTCTCAACAAGAGCCATTTACATAACTGGATCAATGACTGTGCCAGAGACTGGATGGCCTCGGTTTTCAAACGACTCTATAAGTTCTAAAAATAGAAGACTATCGCAGGGCAATACTGTCATTGGAACTGCAGGAGACGAGGGAAGCCTTCAAAGAAACTATCGTATCCATGATTCTGTTGAAAAGTACTATGACAGCTTTGTTCCAGACATTGCAGCTCTATGGAAGATAGATGGTTACTCTCCCCAGCTGCAAGTAGATCCATCTGGAGTTATTTTTTCCATCTATAATGTTACGCTGTTTAGTGCTAGCCCGGCAGATCAAAATGAAAACAAGCTTTGGCTCACAGGTTTTCCGTTTGAGTCGAAGTTCTCTTCCGCTGCAAGAATCACAAAGGAAAATGCCAGTACTGCAACTCAGGTTTTGGCTTACGAGCTTTCAAACGCTAGCGAAATATACAATTCTAAAGATCGCCACGGCGGCGTAATGTACAGTCAAGATTTTAATATGATAAGAGGCGTCAGAGGGAACAGTGAGACTGCTGAAGAAAGATATTCATTTGGAATTCTTGGCACTAATCAATACGCTTCCATGACTTCTGCCGGCAGAAACATCTTTTTCTTTGGAGTTGGAAATGGTCCATATGGAATTCATGTTCCTCTTCTAAGAAGAGACTATTCTGGATCTCCAACTTACTTAATTGAAAAGCCTGCCGGATTCAAGTATGGATTGATCAGTGCAAATCCCATGGGAACTTCAGCAGTATACAGATCAACAAGATATGGTCAAATGAGAGACATGCTTGAGCAGAGGCAGTACGCTGCGCTATTGATCGAGCAGCCAGAGAATAAGTCAAACATCTTTGAACCAAAGAGGTCCAAGAGCGGAGTAAACAAGCTCAAGAGAGTAAACAAGAAGGAAGCACCAGTCAGGTTCCCAGTCACCGTGAAGTTCAGGGAGCCAGTCCACGAGAATCCGACTGGGCTCACGAATAGAAGTCCAATAAACACACAGAGCAGCAACATCAGCCTGTACGCTACCTCCTCCTTGCCATTCTTCGATGATGATGTTCCAAGGAATAGAGACTATCCGTCGGGCTCAGTATAGCCTAAATCTGAGACCAGTTCCGACTACTATAGCTCAGGAGTCCATATGAATAGAGAGAAAGTCGCTAAGCTGAGACAAGAATCTTCAGTATCAAGCCAAGAGTATTATGTCGCCGCTCGCCGGTCATCTGCCGCGTTCCAAGAGATCTACTCTCTTTGCGATCAAGCACTGAACTCAGTCAACGGACTTGATTATCCTGACGCTTGTAAGGTTCTTGCTGAGGCCCTAAACAGTGCTATGGCAAAGTCTCTTGTCGCTCCCCATAGCCTAAAATCAAGTGGAGACTTTGAGTTTGGGAAGGCTTCTGCATACGAAGAAATTTTGGCTGAGATTCCAGAGCTTGACAAGAACAGCAAGGGCTGAGAAATCTCTTGAAAGTTTGCTAGTTTCATACTTAGCTACGTGAGGCTGTGATTGGCTGGCATACTCGATAACAAATCAAGGGTCATTGACGCCATCATAACAAATGATGGACGAAGGCAGATCGCGTCAGGGAGGCTGCAAGCAAAGTTCATCAGCTTCACGGACGCAAACTTTGTGTACTCCAAGGACTCTGAGGGATACCTGGAGGACCCAGGTGGCAAGATCTACTTTGAAGCGTCTTCAAACGATAATGATGCCATCATCCCTGAGACGGACTTTGATGGGGACATGGTCGCATTCAGGACGCCAGACTATAATCTGACAAACGGTAAGGTGCCAGCCACTGCAATGTCTCAGAGCGCTGCCGTCCAAGTATACGAGAGCGTTTCCAGCACTTCGATAGAGAACTTCCAGAGGCAAAGAATAATCGGCTCAAGGGACACTCTGAGACAAAGAATCGAATATTCGTTTGCGGTAGGAAATTCAAACTCTGCTTTCTACATTACGAAAGACTTCATCTCACAGAGCGGTGGTGTCGTAAAAGCTTACGTTGACGATATTGAGAGCATCTTTCAGGACTACAGGTTCGGAAACTTGGGCAACTACAAATTCCTACCCCCTCTTGATCGTCCGATCGATGAGTCAATCTCGCCTCAAGTCATGGCTACTTACACACAGATAAATGAAGATCCACTTGACACATTTGAAGAGCTGCAGACATACTTGCAGGGCAAGCAGAACTCCGAGATCTCATTCTATCAGACTAGCTTGTCAAACAATTTGGTCGCTCAGATGTTTGAGCACAACAAAGAGGGTCTGACAAAGCTGGCCGTAATTGATGCTGGACAGTTCGAGGTCGATGGTAAGCTTTTCCCGCAAGTGTTTTTCGCAGGAAAGCTCTATCGAGATTCTGCGCAGAACCTGAACTTTGTCAATATCTTCACCGTGGTGTTTGAGTAATGCTGAGTCCCGAAATTCTCGACCAGAATGAATTCACGTTCACACAGGGCGACTTCGTAAACGTCGCGCTCTTTGAGACCAGCCCAGGAATCTTTCGCCTCGATTATAACTTCCAAGTGTATATGAACGCTCATCTTGCGCTAATAAAAGAGTTCGACGAGATTGAGGCGAGAATCACAGAGCGCAGTGAGGCAAAGGTCAACTACTTCACTGAAGACACCACGCCAGACGGCGTCGTAAACTCTGTCACAGGATTCATCCAGAGATCAAAAGCTACTCTTGCAGAAGAGCGCAAGAGGATACAGATAGCATCTACTACGGTTAAGACATCACAGTTTCTTGATGACACAGTCACCGCAGGGATTGGATCTGGTCGCATCAATGAGGAAAATTACGAACTTTTCTTGCCGACAGTTGATGTCGTGAAGGCTGGAACTCAAGCGACAGGATCCAGCACTTATTCCTACGACGACCAGCGCGTGAGCAAGATTGCACGGAATGTCTTCACTACATTCTCCATTCATCCGACAGAAATTTTCCAGACCACCGGATCAAAAAAGCTTGCCGCTGGTCGCCCAGAGATCAGGCAGCTTGTCGATTTCCTTGAAGTTGGAAGCGAAGAAGAGCTTCGCTTGAGGTCAGAGTCTAGAAAGCAAAAGTACAAGCCCTGCATGTTCAGGATGTCCATTGACAATCTCTTAGAAAATTCTCTTCTCGAAATTATGGCAAAGAGAGCACTCTATCTTGAGCTGATCTTTTTCAGAAAGGGGGTTGCCAAGCTCAAGACCCGGTTCTTATTCCAAAACAGGAAAGAGATTGAGGCTACCAGTCTGGCAGTAAAGGACTTGGGGCTTGAGGTCATACCCGCTGCTGGATCTCGTGGTAGAGACATCGTAAGAGTTACCAATAAAAATCCATTCGATGTAAAGTATCTGGTTGAGCAACGCGCTTACGTCAATCAGAGCTTTGTTGTGACTAAGGTTGGTAGCGGTGTTCTTACGTCAAAATCTGACACAAGACTCACCAGTAAAATTGATTTTGGGAATCCGACAGAATCAAGGTGTTACATTGTTACGGCTGTCAGGGACCTCCCGTTCACCTCTAACAACGCAAGAATAATGTCCTGCGTCTCTATCCCTTCTGCAAGGAAAGTATCGAGAGAGTCCATAAAGCTTGAATCTTATGTAGAGCTTTTCGAATCATCTGCACGGATAGTCACCAAAAACGTTCCTGACTTTGTCGACAGCATCAAAGTCACTAGAAGGCAGAAAGGGTTCACGTCTTCAGTAGACATTGGACTTTTCGAACCTAACTCTAGCGTATTCGATGAGCAGATTGTTGACAACACTGATTACATCTACATCTTCAGGTTCTTGGCGTTTGGTGCTGAAGTTCTTGAGAAGATTGAGGTGCCATTTAGACACTTGGTCGAGGATAAGCAGATCGTCAATGTCAACTTTGTGCTGGCGCTGGCTGGTGCCAACACTGCACAGGATCAAATAACACACCAGATCGCGATTTCTGAGACTAGGACCAACAGCGTCGGAGCTTCACTGCAAGATGAGATTACTTCTGCGGGACTCAGCGACAAATTTGACGAGGAAAGAGAGGACAACAAGTCTCAGTACTCCTTCACTACCCGCTACAAGATTACGAGAATCAACACCACGACAGGGCAGAGCGAGACCCTCCCTAACAGCTTTACGCCGGGAAATGTGACTCTGAGGTTCAACGGTGACCCATCTCACGGGTATCGATATCTGGTAAGACTCTTGGCGTCGAATACGGCCGCGGTGTCTTATCTCACTGTTGTGAAGAAGAGAGATATCGGTACAGGAAATCCGTACAATTTCAGGTTCAGGAAGTGGCGAAGCGCCGCCACCAATAGAGATGAATGTGTGCCTTCGCAGCAACAGATTCTCAGAAACTCTCTTGAAGAAGGCATCGAAATTGGAGGACTTGGAAAGCAGCTTACCCTTGAAGTCCCATCTAATATTCAGGTGCCAAACGTCACTGACTTTGACGTGCAACAAGATGAAGCAAACAGCGCGAATTACATCAGCTGGAATGTAAGTGGAGATGTTACTGAGATCGATCACTTCATTCTTTTCGCTTTTCACAATGGCACTGAGCGCGTCATAGGAACAGCATCTCCGCAGAAATTTGAGGAGTCAAAGCCCTACTTGTTCTCTGATAGAAAATACTCTGGTAAGATAGGGGAAGTTTCTTACAGAATTGCCCCTGTGCTCAGGGGCTTAACGATCAAGCCACCATCGCAATACATAGTCGTGAATAGGATTGCAAGTGTTCCAGAGCGATCTCTGCTCAGAGGTAAGACATAATGCCAGCCAGCTCAAGTAAGATAGGCGCGCCGCCTGTAGCACAGAGTGCTTCTAGCGGCTTGTCAAAGAAAAACTACAGGCCGCAGGCAGCCGTGAAGCTACTGACTTTGCCGCAGGACGTGCAGGATAAACCATCCTCTGGTACTTCTATAGACATCAATGTCTCTTCAGATTCTCGCGCACTTCTCGCTCACGGGATCTGCAGCGCGAGGCTTGAGATTCTCGCAATGTCCGATTTCTTGCCTCTGTACAATGCTGGAGAAAATACTCTGGCTGGAAATTTGTTTGACGTCAGGACGACAAAGAGGAATATCGATCTCTCGAGTGTTAGGAAGTTGGTGCAGGACCTGAAAAGCAACAATCCCGATGCCTACCAAAACGTTCTTGACATCTATAGCGGAAACTTGCAATCAACTAAAGTAGAACTAGAGCTGTTGAAGTCAGCTTATCTGATGAAGCAGTATGGCTCAAAGGCATTTTCTTACATCTCACACCTTCAGAACTACTTGGTTCCTGCGCTATCTGGATCTCCAGCACAGAGCATATACTCCGAGAATCTTGCGTTCGAGAAAAATGAGGCAATACTAGCAAAAGAGGCCAGCACTCTTTTTGCGCAGCTTCTCGCTGACGCATCCATATTCTCAAGAATTGGCTTTCCAAAAATCATTGGATCTAAAAAGAGAGATCTTATCTCTGGACAGATCAATATGGATCTTGGAGCTGCAAACACACCGACGGTCAGCGCAGCATACTACTCGACAAGAGTTGGAAGAGAACTAGCAGCTTCCTTGAAGATATCTGAAGTCAATTCCTACACCGGAGAGGAGAAAGAGCTGCACTCTAAGTTTAAGTCAATTGTTGGAAACGAGTTCTTCAGCGCAACAGCAGTGCCAGACTTTTCAGTTTTCGAAAAGATATACGGCGTTGACTCTTGGTTCGATGAGTCAGCCTCTCTTGACATTTCGCTGAAGGGAAAGAGCTCGATACCACTGACAAATCTATATGAAATAGATTCTTTAGTCGGAAGAATTGACATTCCAGATGCTGGATTGTTGCTTCTTGAAGATGGCATCAGGACTTACAACTCAAAGACGTACCAGCCTGCAGTCAATTTGGTTAATACTGCATTTAAGCCAAAGACTCCATTAAACTTTGGAGAGTATAGCGCCTATGCCAGAGCATTCTATGGATCTTGTATAGACTCTGCCTCGATACACTCTCAGCTCTACTTTCCAAGATTTAAAGCAAAGTCCGCCTCAGCGACATCATTTGCTGCAGGACAGAGGCTCTCTCCAGTCTCAGTGTTCCAGGAAGTTCTCAAGCAGCTCAATAATAGTCTTGCAACAAAGCTCAACACGGCGCTCTATGCAACAAAACTGACATCAGACCAGGAGATGGTAGATTACGCAATTTGCATTGCTCATGTCTTCATGAGAGATAGGCCTGATGATGCAGCAAAAATACTCAGCGCATTTGTGGCTGACTATAAGTCTGGTTTTCTGAACACGGCTAGAACTGTCTCATCAGTTGGTTCTGCGGCCGCACTGGCAGGCATAGCACCTACGACAGGAAGTTCCATCCTGGGTCTCACAAATACCAGTAATCTCTATCGAGCAAAATCTTTGTTCAGGAGCTGGCTAACATCCAAAGAGCAGCTCTCTGTGACCAAACAGATAAAATTTACCGGCGCTGCCGCAGCAAAGGGAACTTCTCAGAATTTTGACCCTGAGACAAATATAACAGTCGAATCTGACATGAGAAATTTTGTCACAATGTTCACGTCGTTCGACACTTATGCTGTGCTCTTCGAAGAGATTGTTCTATTTGAGGTCATAGAGTTCGGTATGAAAGTCATCAATGGCCTTTTATCCAGATTCTCGATCATCGAATCTCTTGTTCCAGAAGACTCTAAGTGGCCATACACTGGAGACTCTGAGGTATCTCTCTCCAGCGAAAATGCTCCTGCGCCGTACTCTAATTTGACGTATAGAACTTGGTCCAGCAATTTTGAAGCCAATCTCTGGATTCCAACTCTCGAAGTCTTTGTGTCTAAAATTGAGAGAGGCACTCTTGGAAAAACTTGGATGAGCGGCATGCCGACTGAGAAGATATTTGCCGGCATACTCAAGGTGCACAGTAGCATAATGTTCTCCAACTTTAAGATGCTGAAGGCGAAGTATTACAAGGTCACTGAAAATCCTGCTGGGGCTGTTCTGGATTATCACTATGGATTTCTTGCCGTTGACAAGAACGAGATTGCTGGTACGGTCTCTAAATCTACATCGAAGGCCAACGACTATAGCACCTACTTCACGTTAGCTCCATCTGTAATAAACGCATTCCTATCTTCAAGTCCAACAACTTATCAGAACATAAGTTTGGGTACGCAAGACAAGAGGACGCTGCTTCTGATTGAGAGCTTGAAGAACACGATAATCTCTCTCTACGATGATGACTCTTCACTACGAGGACTCATCTCTATAATCCAAGTATTTGGCCAGCGCACTAAGACTTTCTCTGAGAACATGATAGACGCGTTCACAGGTGGAAATGATGACGAAAACGCCCTCTATACTCTCGTCACACAGCTCGCGGCCAAAGGAAATCCAGGCTTAGACATACTCGAGAATCTAAATCCAGAGCAGCTTCTGTTGAAGAAGATATCGCTCGGACGGCAATCTGGAAATCCAAGATATGGTTACATACCAGCAAATGCTGTTGTATCCAATCAAGAAAAGAGGTCGATACAGGCTATGGCCTCAAATAAATCCATAAGGGCGCCAGAAGGGCTGAACCTTCGAGCAATTACGGTCGGCGTGCCTGTTGGAATGCTTAGAAATCTTGAGATCTCTGACAAGTTCTCTATCGGAGTCAGACTTTCTGATATAGAGTTCAGTGATCTTGTCTTCAAGCCAAAGTTCTACAACTTCAATGCTAAGCTCTTCATAGGACCTGATGGATTTGATACTGTCAAAGATTTTGGAAGCTTTGAGTCAGTGGTAAATCAGACCAGTTTCTTCTACAGCAATTTCGAAGTCAAGGAAGTGCCGAGCACAAGTCCAAAACTTGTAAAATCTGACACCACCATAAGAGCGACGCCCCAGCAGTCGGACTATGATGCCTTCTCAAACACTGCTGCATCTTTCCTTCTCGAGCTATACTACAAGCTATTGACAGGCGTTGACTTGAACGAAGATACTTTCCCGTCCGTATCAAATAAGATTGGAGTGAACCTCAATAAGTACGCAGGCAACGTCTCGGCCGCGCTTGCTTCGATATCTGCCGATCTTGCACCAGCAGGTTCTTCTAGGGCAAAGTTCTACAGTAGCGCTGCTGACATAACTTCTGAATCGAATGCCAAGAGGGCAGCCAAAGTTGAAGGCTTCACGGAAGTTGATGCAGAGTTTCTGAACAGCGTTAGAAATGCTTACGCAACAAGGCTTCTCAGTGCAGAAGACATGAGAGACACGATTCTCAAGGCTAAGCTGTTCGATAGAGTAATTCACTTGTTGATTGATCCCGACGAGTTTGAACTGGTTACAGCGGCTGATGGAATTGATAAGCCGTTCACTCAAGATCCAGTCATTGATAAGTACTTGCTGAAAGGCATTCTTGAGAAGAAAGAGGTGAATGGCGTGACCACAATCAAATTGGCGCCGCGTAAGATGTCAGAGGGACGCATGGCTTTCTGCAAGCTAATTTGCTCTATTGAGCCCTCTACTACCAATGGAAGCTTGGTGGTGCCGAGATGAGATCGTCATACCCTTCAAGAGCGGCATTTATTTTCGATGTTCCAGAGCCTGCTGGCATAGACTCTAAGTTTGTGTATCGTTACTTCCAGAGAAATGAAAAGATAAGCACTGACACGAGGGGAACGGAACAGAGCTTTTTGAGACATGGTGGTAAGCACGCGAGGGAGATTGTTCTTAGGTTCACGCCTGCGGTTGATTCTATCAACACTGGAACTGGACAGAGTGGCCTACAATTTACTGATAGCGAAAAGTCTATCATATTTGCCGAAAATCTCGATAAGATCACAAGCGAGCTCTCTGTCGGGGCCAGCTCTATGGTGAGTATTGTCGTACAGGACAGTGGCGCAAACTCTAAGCTGCAGCATGCCATAGAAAGCTCTCTTGCGCTGAACAATAAAAAGATAGTGGGCCTGTCCCCAATACAGAAGATACTCAAGTATGGATCTATCTCAGAGGAGGCAGATGCACAGAGCATACTTGACTATGTAAATGTAGACGCATCTAATGAGTTCCTCACGTTCGACCCCAAGACAGGTGAGCCAATATCAAAAGTAGGCGAAGGAGATGTCGGTAAGCTCTCCTTCGCGCTGTCGTTGAATGCAAAATTTGCAAGCGATATCCTGACAAGGTCTAAGAATTCAGCGTTGAGCCCGATCTCAGACTCTCTAGATCCAATACTTGGCGATGTCTCAGCGATATCGAACAATAGCATCAACTCTGATCCTTCCAAGACCATTGACATTACTGACTATGAGCCGTCAACAGAGCCTGTCTCTACAAGTGCTATTGACCTCGACACAATATCAGTGTATGGAAATGTTCTTCTCGGATATTTGATAACCAAGAGGTCAGTTGAGTCTGACGGTAGTCTGGTGCAGATTGAAAGGTTTGTCATAAACAATCCTCGACAGGACACCTATGTGGACACTGAGATCGTGTATGGCAAGAGGTACAGGTATGAGATTCAGACAGTCTATCTTGTTCGCATCTTGTCTTATGATGGCAAGAACATAGTATCTTCTGACTACATCATTTCATCTAGGCAATCACCGGCAACTGAGGCTCTGTGCGAAGAGGGAAAGCCGCCACCTGAACCAATCGACTTAAGGTTCTGGTTTTCTCCCGAAAAGAAACTTCATGTTGAGTGGCAACACCCGCTGAACAAGCAAGAAGACATAAAAAGGTATCAGGTTTTTCGAAGGAGAAATATCAACGAGCCGTTCCAGCTACTGGCAGAGTTGGACTTTGATGACAGCGCTGTGAAAACACCCAGATCAGAAAAAATTCCTTCGAGATCAAAGCTGGTGTCCAACTATCCAGTTTCGTTCTATATCGACGATTCCTACAACCTGGACTCTGACTACATCTACGCGGTCTGTTCGGTGGACGCAAGAGACCTTAGCTCTGGGTATTCTGAACAGTTCAGGGTGAGATTTCAGAGAGAGCACGGCAGGTTGAGGGTCGATAGAGTTGCTAGCGCCGGCGCTCCAAAGCCATATCCAAACTTCACGCTCGACGCGCCGCTCACTGTTGACTCTATGAAAACAAGTGGGTACTCGAAGGCGAAGATTTACTTCGATCCAGACTACTTACAGGTCTATGACTTGAGGGAAAAGGACCTCGGACACATATCGACCAGCAAAGATTATCCAAGTTATTCGATACAATTTATCAATGTTGATTTACAGCAGGACGCGAAAGTTAGCTTTTCTGTAATAGACAACAAGTGACTCTCAGTTTTACGCAGTGCTATACTTATAGCGTGGAGATTCAGGCATGGGGTTTCTAGATCACTCAACCAACAACATCATAATTGACGCTGTCTTGACTGACAAGGGTCGTCAGCTCCTTGCCAGAAACGATGGCTCCTTCCAGATCACCAGATTTTCGTTTGGTGACGACGAAGTCGATTATGGAATCATCAAGAAGTTTGGTAGGACCGTAGGCAAGGAGAAGATTGAGAAGAACACCCCCGTGTTTGAAGCTCAAACAAACTCTGACCTTGCGTTGAAGTACCGAATGATCAGTGCGGCAAATCCGTATCTCGACAACTTGCCCTACCTGACAATCACCACCGTCAATGGCGCGTCCACCCTTGTCAGGGGAAGCGCACCTGTCCAAGTTGACCTCCAGGTCAGGCAGAATTCTGAGAACAATGCCACAATCGAAGTCGATCTCAGAGACACAAGCTACATAGTGTCTTATGACTCGAGGTTCTTGAACGTGACTGGCTATGAGAATAACGTCTCCACGCCTTCTACGGGCCAGAACTTCATATCGACCGTGAGGGTCCGACAGACTGCGACAAACTCAGATGGAAGCGAGGGAACAATTGCTTCGCTCAGAGTCTCGATCAAGGGATTCAATGACGACTTCTACAACTACTATTCCAACTCCGCAGGCTCTGGCGTAATTACAACGTTCATCAACGTATCTGGCACTGCCAGCGGAGCTGTGGTGACGCAGCAGATCAACATCAACAAGAATAGCGGCATCTAACATGGCAACTTTTAAGACTATAACTGCAGAAGACATTCAGACTTCTACAAGCGTTCTCAATCAGCTTGTTGACGTGCTTCAGAACGATATTTCTGGATCTTCTTCGAGAAAGAAATTTCAGGTATATGTGACTGGCGGCATCGGCCCAGGCGTGACTTCTTCACTTTTCCAAACAGTCTATGACCAAGATTTCTCTCTACAGACTGCAAATCCAGTCTTTGACACGACGATTGGTCTGTTTGAAGACTCAGACACTGTGCAAGATTGCACCACAGGTGCTGATGCGAATGGAAAGCTTCTATTTCCATCACAGTCGCTCATGATGAGAGAGAAGATATCGAACTACAAGCAGTACTCTCAGTTCTTGCTCGGAGATGCCGACTCAGCGTTCTTCTCGCCGGGCGTCAATGAGTTCAACTCCAATGCTTCTTTCACAAACCAGCAGACGGGATCTAAGGGTGACAGGATAGAAGAGGCTCTTTTCATAAACTTCAAGCGCCTTTTCTCTAGAGATGAAGTAAAGAAAGAGACGTTTGCGATAAGGCTGTTCCAGAGCGCTGCCCTCGATGGAAATCCTCTCGACGTGACTGCAGGTGGGTTGGCACTGAACCAGACCACCACCGGCATAGACAACAACTACACTGGATCAAACCTCTTCATAACATCAGTTTCTGGTTCTACAATCTACGCAGATGTTGGCTCCTCAACGACGCAGCTGAAGTACTTTGGCGGAGACGTCGGGTACATTAAGAACACTTCCAATACCAGCGAGTATGTTGGTCTCATCTGGTACGATCATGGACTCATGGTTCTTGACATGGGACGCGTCTTTGCAAGCAACCAGCACATGTCGGGCGCAATCGACGCAATGTCAAATGTTGCTTCATCTGTTTATGGCAACAGCACAAACATCGGCCAAGTAATGCTCGGCAACGGCACTAAGGGATCTGACAACCGCAATGCCAAGTTCATACCCGACCTTGTTGTTTCGGCTTCTATCGACGACTTTGTCGATCACATAGCTTCCACCAGATTCAGCTCAGGATCAATAACTGCTGCAACTTTCCAGAACGTCACCGGAATCAATTCTACCCTGATATTTTGTAGGGCCACGGCGGATGAATTTAACTACTCTTCCAATCCGACCTTCAGAGACTCAAATGGAAATATTGTAGTGATTGAGCCTGGAAACAGCACAGGACAGAGGTCTTTCACATTTGTTACCACTGTTGGTCTCTACAATTCCAACAACGAGCTTCTGGCTGTCGCAAAGCTATCCAGGCCCGTCGAGAAGAATGATGAGAAGGATCTATCGGTAAGAGTCAGGCTAGACTTCTGAGGCGGCGATGCAATGGCAATACTTCCTCTCACTAGAGAAAACTTTGAGAACATTGTCCTCGAGCTGCATCCAAGCAGGAGTTTCTCCTCATCTTCTTCTGGCGTAACTGGATCAGTTTACGTCATAGCGGAAAGGTCGGACTTCAATAAGGAGGTCCATAAGCTTGCTGCTTTCTCTGAATCCTCGATCTCAGATGACAGCCTGGAGACCGTTAGGAATTCTATTTTCTCAAACACGTCTTCTCTAGACCTCTCGGTGGATGCTGAGTCTTACCTGAACTCTGTGAATTTGACCTCCGTGACTGATAGGCAGTCAAAGCAAGTTGAGGTTATTCGCTTCGTTCCATCAAGCGATTTCACGAGTAACACTCTGAGGAAGGCGGTGACCAAGGATGTGTTATTTCCATTCTATAGAACAAGTGTCCCTACGGCCCACTGGAGTTTCACGAACTATCAGTGCTTGAACTTCTTCACTTCATCAAACGTGCCAGCGCACTCTTGCCTAGCATATCCATCGCCAGTGCAGGGCTCAGCAAACGACTACAACGTCACCGGAAGTTTCACGTTTAGCTTCTATGTTAACCCACGCAGAACGGTGCTGGAAGTTAGTGAAGATTATAGAGCTGGCACGATACTTCACATGTCTTCTGCGTTTGCAGTCTCTCTCGTTACTGGCTCTCACATAGGCCAAGATGGAAGACCTGATAAGTTCAGGATCATGTTGCAGCTCAGTTCAAGCGCTGACACCAATCCATCTTCGATAGATCCAGATACAACTGCGCTTCAAAACGTATATGCAACAAGCGACAACTCTCTTTCCTTGAATAGCTGGCACCACGTCGCCGTGAGGTGGGGAAAGGACTTTAACTCTGGCACGGGGTCATTTTTTATAGATGGCATCGAAGATGTTAGTTCCAGGTTTGACTTGGGCTTGTCTGATATAAACACTTCTGTCGATTCATACGGATTTAATCCAGTCATCGTAGGAAACTTTCTCGACTCTGGGGTTCTCGATGTCCAGAACAGGTTCTTCAACTCAGGAGTCAGTGCTACCGAAGGAATATACGACGCTGGAGTCTCTCCTGACGTCCAAACTTCTTCGTTGAACAATCCTCTGAACGCTGAGTTACATGACTTGAGGATATACTCGAGGTGCTTGGCAAAGGGTGAGATTCTAAGCGCTTCTCTGTACGGTCCAGAAAACTACAATGACCTTCTTTTCTATCTGCCTGTACAGTTTGTCGAGGAAAGTCCAGTCAGGAACGTGCTTATAACGCCCTTTCAGTCCAGTCTAAGATCAACCTCGGTGCCGTTCAACGAAGAGCTATCTTTTGGAGTGAGGGGAAAGGATATATGCGCAGAGAACTACCTTCGAGAGTTTGTGAATGGCAGGTACCCTCGAATGTTCTATCTGACAAGCTCCACAGTAGACACAAGCACACAGACTTATACTGCAGACCAGTTCCTGTACGATATATCTCCTGCGGCATCGCAGACTAGAGCTAGGAATCTCCTGCTTTTACCATGTGATAACGGTCTGTTTGCTCCAAATTACAGTTTGTTGTCTTCTGGTAGCAGTAATAGGCTCGTAAATGATTATGGAGAGAGCTGTCTCTGGATGGTGTCTCTGAACAACCTAATCTCTACTTCCTCGATACTTCCGGGCCTACAGCAATCTAATGCTGATGGCACCGACAGCTCAGACCAGAATGGAATACTTCAAGAGTCTCTTGGTTCTTCCCCAGAAGATCCCTCAGTTTCTCCAGGGAGTGGATTTACGATCCTTCAGAGAACAAGAGACAACTCCTCAAACGAAGTTGTTTTCTTCGATAGCTCCAACCTATTCTATGGAATGAGAATAAGGCCTGGAACAATGGTCCTCACCGATAACTCAGTAACTGCGTCGAATTCAAGGGTGTCAATCACGCTAAAAGATGATGGATCTGGAAACGTCTATAGAGCAGACAGCAATACTCCACCCGCTACATGGTCTAGCGTTGGTAACGCTCTCTATGATGAGGGCCTTGTAGTAGTAAAATCTCCAAATCTGCTGCAGTTTGGAAAGGAAGCGTTTGAGATTAGCTACGAGGGAGTTCACAATCTCCATATTCTTGAGATTAATGCCCTTGCGATGCCTGGAATGATAAACTCATCATCAAATCCGAGCTTCGTCAGTGCAGTTCCGTCTGCAAACGCGTCAGATAAAGACACTGAGTTCACTGTAATATCTGGAATCTTAATTCACGATGATAACCTAAACGTGATCGCAAGGGCAAATCTGGCTCAGCCAGTGGTCAAGAAGCAGAACGACAAGTACATGTTCAGGCTAAAGTTCGATTTCTAATCTGAAGTCCAAAGATAGATTTGTTCATGATTCTTGGATTGGATATTTCAACATCTTGCACTGGTGCTAGCTTGATCTCTAAAGAAGGTTTACTGCTTCACGTTGTTGCAATAAAGCCAGCTGGAGACGATATGTTCCAGAAGGCAAACAGCTTCAGGGTCCAGCTATCGCAATGGCTGAGGCAGTGTAAGATTTCGAAATCTGAAATTGAGTCTGTGTACATAGAGGAAAACCTCCAGGGATTCAGGCCTGGGCTTTCTTCAGCTGGAACTCTGCTTACTTTGGCGAGGTTCAACGGCGTAGCTTCTTATATCGTCATGCTAGACCTCGGCGTGGTGCCAGAGTATATTAACGTGACTGCTGCAAGGAAGCTTGCGTCTTTGAAGATTGATAGGGCTAGGGATACGAAAGAGCAGGTCCTGGAATGGGCAGTACAGCGCTTTGGCTACGTGCCCACAAAGAGGGTTGTGAAAGCTGGAAAGAGCAAGGGGCAATCGGTGATAGAGACTCACCACTTTGACATTGCAGATTCTATCGTAGTGGCTGTAGCAGGCCTTGAACAACGGAAGTGCGCTGATGTAAAGTAGCGCATGGAAGTAACTCTAGAAGCTAAACTACATTTCATCACTTCCATCTTTGGTGCTGGAGTTGTGAATAAGGGCGCTGTCGCGGTGACGTGTCCCAAGTGTTCGAAGGAAAATCCAGAGAAGAAGAAACTCATCATCCAGCTTGAGAATGGCCTTCACCACTGTTGGGTCTGTGAACTCAAGGGCAAGACTCTCACTTACACCGTGAAGAAGTATGCGCCTGAGAAGCTGGACATGTACTTTCGAATCTTTGAGTCAGGAGACTATGACTCTCCTGTTATCGAAGAAGTCAAGGAGAAGGTCGAGCTTCCTGCAGATTTTATTCCACTTGGACCCGCAGAAGATAGTCACGATCCAGATATCCAGGCGTCTAGGGATTACTGCTTTTCTAGAGGCCTGACTGAGCGAGACATCTGGTACTTCAAGCTTGGGGCATGCTCTTCTGGAAAATATCGCCGGCGCATCATTATGCCTTCTTTTGATGCAAACGGTGAATTGAACTACATTACGGCTAGGTCGATTGACCCCGATAGCAAGTACAAGTATATGAACTCGAAGGCTGAAAAGAAGAGCCTAATCTTCAATGAAATCAACATTGACTGGAAGAAAGAGCTGACAGTCGTTGAGGGTCCATTCGACCTTGTCAAGTGCGACAGGAACTCAGTAACGCTCCTTGGATCTGGATTGAATGAGGGTTATGAACTCTTTAAGAAGATAGTGACGAACATGACTCCTATCGTTCTTGCCCTTGATCCAGATGCCAGCGATAAATCACAAAAGATCTGCTCACGTCTGTATTCGTACGGTATTGGAGTTAGAGTTATGGATGTAGGCCCGCATAAAGACGTGGGCGAGATGTCAAAGTCTGAATTCTTGAAAAGGAAAGAGGCAGCAAGATTCTGGTCTCCCGATGACCACCTCCAGCACCTATTTACTAAGATAAGAAGCGGGTCGCTTCTATGATTGGAGAAAGATGAACAAGTTCAAGTGCGTCCACCTCTCTGATATCCACTTTCGTGGACTTTCCCGTCACGAAGAGTATCGAGAGGCTTTTGAAGACTTCTTTGAAAAGGCAAAGGCGCTAGCTCCAGACGTCATCATGGTCGGCGGCGACGTTGTCCACTCGAAGACGCAGGGCATCTCGCCTGAGCTGGTCGATATTCTTGTGTGGTGGTTCACCAGCTTGTCTGAGATTGCGCCAACACACATCATCCTCGGAAACCATGACGGCCTGATCACCAATAAGGACCGTCAGGACGCGATCAGCCCGCTGATTACTGCCCTCAACAATCCAAGGCTTCACCTCTACAAGAAGTCTGGTGTATACCCGACAGGAATCCCTGGCTACAACTGGTGTGTCCTATCGTGCTTTGATGAAGAGGGCTGGTCTAGTGTGAAGCCAGTTCCAGGTGAAGTCAATATTGCTCTCTTCCACGGCGCAGTGCGTGGCTCTCAGATCGACAGCGAGTACGAGATCGAGGGTGAGGTAGAGAACAACTTGTTCGAGGGATTTGACTTCGGATTCCTTGGAGACATCCACAAGTTCCAGTACCTCGATGCCGCAAAGAAGATCGCTTATCCAGGATCTACTCTCCAGCAGAACTATGGAGAGGACCTCGAGAAGGGGTTTATGTACTGGGAGATCGAGTCGAAGACAAAGTACAACTCGAAGTTCTTTCCAGTCAAGAACCCATCGCCATTCATAACCATCGACTGGCAGGGTTCTGTCATGGAGACTGTCCGGCATGCCATGCAGTATCCGGATAAGTCCAGGTTCAGAGTCAAGCACTCCCAATCTCTCCCGCAGGCTGAGATCAAGCTCCTCTACTCTGAGCTTAAGGACCAGAAGCTGGCAAATGAGATCGTGTTTAAGTTTGACAACGACCATCAGCCAGGCTCTCTTGACACTGAATCGATCTCAACTGAAGACCACAACTATCACAACCCTGACAACATTCTTGAGCTGATCAAGCAATACTACAGCAACAGGCAAATCAGCGAAGAAACTTGGGAGAAGATCTCTGGAAAGGTCACAAAGTACTGTGACGAGATCGGAAAGTCTGATCCGGTCAGGAACGTTAAATGGTCTGTCAAGTCTATGAAGTTTGACAACACTTTCGGCTACGGGAAGGAAAACTACATCAACTTCGATGGGCTTAGCGGCGTTATCGGCTTGTTTGGCAGGAACAGGATTGGCAAGTCCTCGATTCCGGGCACGCTCATGTACGGGCTGTACAACTCGAACGATCGCGGGATCGTGAAGAACCTCCATGTGATCAACACGCGGAAGGGCCACTGCGGCGTTGAGATTGACTTCACAGTCAATGGCCAGCACTACAGGCTTGAGCGTCAGACCATAAAGAGCCAGAACAAGTCAGGAGAAGTTTCTGGGAAGACCCACGCCAACATTTATCAGGTGCTGCCCAGCGGCTCTACAAAGGATGTGAGTGGCGAGCAGCGCCGTGATACTGACGTGCTAATGCAGGAACTTATCGGCACCAAGGAAGACTTCCTGCTGACATCATT